CAGGTTTCAATTTAACTACTAAATATCACGAAGGTGGTAAAGCTCAAATTAATCTATTAATTAAACACAAAATATTTGATTTATTTGGGGTTTATGATATTAAATATAAGAGTGAATTTTCTAAAACTGTAGCAGGTAAATGGGTGATGATGTTTAAAAACTTTTTCTTATCAAAAGCTGCTTATAGATTCACAGGATTTTCAACTGCTTATAAAACAAAATCTAATTTGACAGAAGATGATAGGTTTTATAACTCTGCTGAAAAAGAATACATTGAAGGTACATATACAACATTTATTAGATTTTTGAGAGAAACTGGGGTTCCAAATCTAAAAATGTTGCAAACAATGTATATGAATTGGCAAAATCTCAGTGAGTATGAGAAATCTAACCTTAAAAAAGCTACTGTAGAGATCATGTTAACTACTGTAATTTTACCTTTAGTAGGTATGATGTTAGCTGGTTTAGACGATGATGACGATGATAATAATTTATTATGGTTTGCAATATATGTAAATAGACGTTTAACTAGGGAACTTGCTCAGTTTAGAAATCCAATAGAAGCTGCTAAGATGATTCAAAATCCAGTTGCAGGTATTAGATTTATTCAAAATGGTTTGAATTTCATATACGATGTCACTACACCTATCAATTTTGCACCAGGTGAAAATGAATCTGTATTTGGATATTTAGATGAAAATTCTAAAGGTGATAATTTAATGATTAATCACTTATCTAAACTTTTACCAATAACTCCTCAATTAGGGGTTGATTACAAACAAAGATACAATTTAGAATTTAAATAATTTAAAGGGTCTAAAAAAAATAAAAAAGGGTAGATAGTCTTAATTGACCGTCTACCCTTTTTTTTTGTTCCTATTCTACACTAAACTCAATAGGTTTTACTAATTTACCGTCTTCAATTTCAATTTCAACTTCTTCCATATAACCATGTTCGTATACATCTCCAGTTGATAATTCTTCTTCTGTACTACCTAATTGTTCAAGAGCTTCTTCTTTTGTATTTTGAATGGTTACAAAAGAGGAACCATCCATACAATCACGATAAGTTAACCAAACATTTAATTTCATAATTTTTTACATAAATAATCCATTTCTCCAATTTATTGTTGACATAATTTCAGGTAACTCTTTTTCTAATTCTTCACCAATTCTAGTTGCAATATCCCTAACTTCTTTTTGAGCGTGTTCGTCACATCTTACATTTAAAAATCCTAACAAATCTCTTAATGTACCAGTAATATGAATTGTAGTCTTAGTACACAACGGCAATATGTCTCTAGCACATTCTTTAGCTACACCTTTAGATATTAATTCTTGATATAAAAGTTCTGTTCTCTCTAATAAATCTATTATGGCGTCACTTGCCAACATTTGATATTTATCATCTATTAACCAAGAATTATTTAATACGGGATCAAATATCTCGCTGCTACTTTGTCTATTAGTAGGATGTTCTCTTCGCAATTCAATTTCTTCAAAACCTAATGGTTCCGCATATCTTAAACTCCATTCTTGACCATTTAAACTTCGATGTCTAAATATTTGAGCAGATATACTGCGTCTGGTTTCAATTTTGAATCCAAATGAAATGTGTTGGAGTGGTGACCAATGCTTATTACACATCAAATATTTGACAAGTTTACCACCATTTTCTTTAACTGCACCATGTCTAGCAATAGCTGCAATTATTTCATTATTGTCTAATTCTTTATAACTATTTAATCCAATAGTTTTTGAGATTAACTCTACTTTACTCATTATTTTTAATTATTACAAATCCTGTTTTTGGTGTAGGATTTTTATTCCAGTCATTAACTAAATAGTCTGTAATTGGTAAACCAGTTTTTGAAAATCCAGTAACTTTTGCTTTAACTATACCTTTATAATATGGTGGGTTGTAAATAATAACATCTCCAATTTTAGGAATTACACCCATAATATCTTTCCTTATCTGTTTATCCATTTATTAATTTTTATAATAATTGATATCTTCATTTCCCAGTTGATCCAAAAGCACCCTCACCTCTTTCAGTTTCAGATAGTTCTTCAACTTCTTCAGGTTTGACAATAGTATATTTAAGTATTAATAACTGTCCAATTCTATCACCTATTTTATATCTACCTCTAGTAAAAAAACCTTTTAAAGTTCTATTAAATCTTAATTGAATAGATCCTCTATAATTTGAGTCGATTATACCTAGAGAGTTTGCTAATGATAAATTTCCATTATTTGAAATAGAACTTCGTGGACATATCATTCCAAAATAACCTTTAGGTATTTCTAAAGCAATATCTATATTATACCATACCTGAAATAATGTATTTTTAATTACTCTTGTTGCAGTTAAATCCATTCCCGCATCACCTACTGTAGTATATTTTGGTAAAACACTATTCTCTGATAATTTTTTAAATTTTAATTTCAAGACTTTTATTTTTAACATTGATAATTTTTAAAATATATGTAAATTTTATTTTTAATAATAATTTAAGTGATATCCTCTAATTTTTTAAATCCTTTTTTCTCTAATATAGATTGTATTTTTGTTAAATACAATATGAAATCCATACTTTCTTCAATAGCGTGTTGTAAAAAATCATCATTATTATTTTCTTCTAAAGTAGTTCCATATTTTTCAATACCGACTCTAGATCTTTTACGAAATTGATTAACTACAGAATCCACAATAGGATCTGTTAAGGCTACAGTTTTAGTTATCTTCATTTATTCTTTTAGTAAAGTATTCTAAATACTCTTTATTTAATTTAGGTAATATGTTTTGGTCTTTAAAAAACTTAATTATATTTTCAATATGATCTGTTTTTAAATCTTTTAATAATACGAATTTAGTTACATTACGTTTCTTACCATTTTTATAGTAATTAACTCCCCAAAATTTAATATTTTGAATATCACAATAATTGTTTTTAAATAACCAATCGTCTTCTTCAATATTCCAAACACATTCTCCAATTTCTCCCGAAACTAAATTCATATTAACTAACAATTGTCCAAATCTTAAATCTGGATAACCCTCCCATTCATGTTCAATTAAATTCCAATTATCGTAAATTTTATCAATTACGTATATGTCTTTTGTATTTAGAAACTTTAACAAAATTTCCGTATTGTTTCTAAATATATCAATAACTATCGGTATTCTTAGTTTTTGTCTCATTTACTTAATATTTTCAAGTGGATAAGCGTTTAAAACAGACTCTTCTTCTAATATTGGATAAGTAATTCCATCTGTATCATATTCTACACCCATTTCAATTTTATCTATAACCTCTTTTAAAGCTGCTTCTACATGAAGTTTAGCAAATTCAATCATAATTCTTTCAACATCTCCTTCGTTATAAGAATTTCCACCAGGACCTGAACCTTCGTTATGAATTGACTTTAAGTAGTCACTTATTGTTGGTATTTTACTCATATTATTTTATATTTTTTAATGGGTACGATGTTAAAATTGAATTTTTATCAACACAAAGATTCTCATCATAATCTTGTATAAACCCATTTATATTTATTGCTGCTTTTTCACTAACCTTTTTTAAAGCTGCTTTTACGTGTAATTTTGCAAATTCAATCATTGTTTCTTCAATGTTTGTCCAAATATTTCCATTATCTAAATCTTCAAATTCTGGGAATTTTTTATCTAACAATTCTTCTGCTGTTGATATTTTATCCATATTTATTTAATTTTTTTAATAAATCCATCAATTCCAAAATTATGAATTAAACCTGGTGCATTTTCTTTTACTAAGTCATAACCATTGTAATTAGGTTTAATAAATTTACTTTTATTATCCATATACATTTCATAAAAACCAATACAAGAATTTTTCATCATAGAGTCAGCAGTAATAAATGGGGTGTTGTTTTTAAGAATATCTATAATAGGCTTTCCTTCTAATGGTTCAATATTAAAATAACATCTAATTAATAATGTATAAACACTAATTAATGGTGTTGATTTAACCCAAAATTTAGAACATTTGATAATTAATGTATCTTCCTCTAATTCGATTTTTGTTTTAATTTTGATACCTAATTGATTTTCAATAGTATTTAAAAATAATTCAAGATTTTTATAATTATTAATTAAAATTTGTTGAAGTTCATCAAATTTATCATAATTATTACCACTTCTATAGTGCAATGTATTTACTCCAAAATATACAATATTTTTATTATCAAAACAATTTAATAATTTATGATTATACCCGTAGATTTCACCTATTTCGTTCTTAGTAGATTCTACATAAGCAAAATCATTTAAATAATCTCTACATGCTGTAAATGGTAAATAGGTTTCAAATTTACTACCTTTTTTATTTAAGATAGTAAATCCTACACCAAAATTTCTACCTTCATTAAGATTAGATCTTTTTTGTAATTCTTTAATTTTTTTCATTTATTCAACATTTGTTAATGTATAACTAAAATTTTTATTTATTAATTTTGATAAATCATCAATAATATCTACTAAGTTAACAATCACATCTTCAATTTCTTTTGGATGACTTTTAAATAAAGTAGTTTCTATTTCATCTACTTTAATTTCCACTAAATTGTGAGTTAATCTACATTTTAATTCCATTTATATATATTTATAACTTATTCTATCAGGATTGATAGATTTTAAACTTGATTCCAACCATCTCATTTGGAATTGTTCTGTACTACAGAAGATGTGTACAATAGATTCTTTCCCTTCTTCAAATAATAGACTTCTACCACATCTTTGTTCTAATGTTTCAGAGTTAGAGTTAATATCTGTAATCAATATAGTGTCTAGACCTTCATATGTTACTCCTGTCCCACCTTTTTTAATAAGACATAAACTATTACTACGATACTCTTGAAAGTCTTTTAAAACATCGTTATTCTTACTCTTTGAATTAAACATTGGGATATTATAATTCATCCCAACTTTTTCATCTCCTGTAAATAATATAAATCGTTTATCAGGATTGTCTTTAATCCATTGTTGAACATTTCTGATTAATGATTGACAACTATTTATCATTTTCATTCTAAATAAAGCCGCCATCATTTTATCTTGACCAAAAGAATTATCTACTTTTCTAGACATTCTTAAACATTCTTTATAATCGGTGGAATACCATTTTTTAACGCCTCCAAAAGGGACTGATTTAGTATTATCTAATTTAAATAAATGAACTTCAACTTTAAAATTATTAACAATTCCATCATTAATTGCATCATCTGTACTATAATCTACAATCTGTTCTAATCCTGTTGATAATTTTAAATTTAATAAAGTATCTTCGCTATATGTACCAGACGCTAATATAACTTTATCATTGTTTTTAACAATTCTAGATACAATTGGTAATACATTATCAGGTGGAATACTGTGAGCTTCGTCCATTACCACAAAATCATATTTATTATCTTGAACTTTATGTAGAGATTTAAATGTGGAATACTCAATATTAGGATAATATTCTAATTTCATACATTCGGAAATCCACGAGTTTTTTATATCAGTGTTTGGGTAACCTATTAATATTTTAATATTTAAATCATTGTTGGATAATTCTTTAATTGCAGTAAGTAACACTCTTGTTTTACCAAGTCTGACAGAACCTAATACAATTCCTCTAAATAAAGTACTTTTAATTTTATCAATTATTATTCTCTGAATTTCATTTTTTGTCATAATGATATTTAGTTCTGAATTTTCCGTTATCTATATCTACAGCGTTAAGATTAGTGAATGATCTTGTTTTTGGAAAATAATTATCATTTGCATCAACACAATAATATGTAAATTCATAAATTCCACTTACTCCACTTTTTTGAAAAATGGAAATATCGTAAATTTTCCAAACAATACTTTTAGAAACTTCTTCCCTATTTTTATAAAAATGTGTTTGAATCTTTTGAAACTTGTCTCCTATTTGATATTCTGAAAATTTAGAAATAAACAGTTGCTTAATTGTGTTTCTAGTTTCATCTGTAACAGACATTAATGAAAATTTACCATAATCATTTAAGGTAAACTTTTCATCACATAATTCTTTTAAATATTGATTTTCTAATTTTATTTTATAATCTTTTAATTTTTTATAAAATTTTTTATTGTCCATATATTTTCATATTAATTTTATTTATTAAAATAAAGAGAGAAGATAGGATTCGAACCTATATTTCTCAATTAAGAGCGCGCACTACCAATTGGACGACTTCTCTCTATTATTAAAAATACCTTACAGCTTCACTACTATAAATAGTTTCGGGTCTACAGCTTTCAAGGAGATGTTTAGTTTATTTGCTACAAACGTCTCCAATTCAACTTTCAGGGTTACTGAGGTATCTTAATTTGTGCTAATACTAACCCTTTTTCACACTTATTAATTTATTAAAATAAAGATTTAATAAAATCTTCTCTAGCTTTAACAGCTTCTTTTAATGTTTCATATTGACCTACTTCAATATCCTTACTATCTCTACATAAAGTAATTCTAACTCTAAAATTTCCATTTATTTTATTAAAATGAATACCTCTATACCCAGTATTACTTTTTATTGATTTACTATTTTCCATATTTATTTAACTGTTACATGCTTCACATTCATTAATTTCACGAGCAAATGATTGAGCTGCACTTTGACTAAATTGATAATACAATGTTTTAACACCTTCTTCCCAAGCATAAATATATAATTTATTTATTTCTTTAGTTGGTACAGAAGGATGTATTGTTAAATTAACACTTTGAGATTGATCAATAAATTGTTGTCTTTGAGCTGCTTGTAATATAATTTCTTTAGGTGAAATCTCAATAAATGATTTAAAAACTTCTTTAGTTGGAAAATCTAAATGTTGCACAGAACCATCATTTTTTAAAATAGATTCCCATACAAGAGGAGTGTCTAATTCATATTTTTGAAGTTCCTCAACTAAAGTTGGATTTTTATAAACACTTTTAATCTTGGCTAAATCTTTAATAAAATAGTTAGATTTAATTGGTTCAATGCCCATAGAAACCTGTCCTAAAATATAAGAACTAGATTTCGTAGGAGCAATAGCTAATAGTGTAGTATTTGCAAAACCTTCACGTAATGAAGTCATTCCTAAATAATCGTGACACCATTTAGAAGCACTATCACTCCTCTCATTTAGAATTTTAAATATTTTATAATTCTCCTGCTTGGCGGGTAAACTTTCAAATTCAATAAGTTTTGATTGTAAATAACTATGATAACCTAACACACCTAATCCAATTGCACGGTGTTCTTTAGCAAATCTCCAAGCACGTTTCATCCCAGGTAATGTTTCAGATTTAGTAACAAAGTCTGTCATTACAGCATTTAAAAACATCACATATGTTTCAATAGCATCTGTTTTTTCAATTTCATCCCAATAAAGTAAATTAATTGAACCCAAACAACATACAAATGAATTATAAGTATCATTAGGTAAAGCTATTTCGGAACATAGGTTGCTATGTGTAATTTCTAATCCTAATTTATTATAAGGACTATTTCTATTTACAGTATCTTTAAACATTAAATATGGAAATCCAAATTCACTTCGTCTTTGAATAACTTTTGCCCAAGTAATTCTTTTTTGAGAATCACCAGCAATCATTTCTTCCATAAATTTATCTGTAATAGTTACGCCATATTGTAAATTTTGAATAGGATTACCTTCTACACCAATATCTAAAAATTCATTAATATCTGGATGCTCTATCGGTAAATATACTGCACAAGAACCTCTACGGGTTTCTGATTGTTTAAATACATCTACAATACTATCATATATTTTAGCATAATGAACAGGTCCATCCGCATATCCGCCAATAGATATTTTACTACCTCTTGGTCTAATATTACCTAAATAAGCAGATGTTCCACCACCATATTTAGACATCATTCCAATTTCTCTACCTGCATTTAAAATACTATCAGAAGAATCATCTATGTTTGTACCAAAACATGAAATTGCAAGACCTTTTTCTTTACCAAAATTAACCCATACTGGAGTTGATAATGAATAAAATCCTTTTTTCATATAAGATTCAAACTTAAATGCGAAATCTTTAATTCCTAATATTTTTTCAGCGTGATTTGCAATTTCTTTTATCCTTTGTTCAGGACTAACACCTTCATTTAAATAACCTCTAGAAAGAAATTTTCTAGAATCATCGTTCAACCATCTATAATCACTCATTAAAATAAATCATTTTCAGTTATACTTTTGCTTTTTTTGTTGTAATCAATCGATTTTTTATAGAAAAAATCACCTTCTTTTGTAGAACTTATTTCAATGTCAAACCACAATGTAGATTCGAGTAATTCAATATCAATTTCAAAAGCATTATTTAAATTTATTTTATTTAATGAATTGTTAAATCTATTTTTAATAAATTCTTTTATTTGGACTTTTGATAAAAACTCTAGTTCTCCTTTTTCAAATATCCAATCTAATATTTCACATTCTGCAGTATATGCTTTAGCACAAGCAGAATATATTAAATTTTCAAATTCTTCATCAAACCATTCTGGAAATTCTTTTTTAATAATGTTGATTATTTCAGCACCAAAGTTACCATGACAATCCTCTTCTTTACTGGTAGACTCAACAACATTAGATATACCTTTAAATAAATTTTTATCTTTATTAAAAGACATCATTATTAAAAACTGACTAAATAGTGATACATGTTCTATAAACAATGAAAATAATAATATGCTTTTTGTGTACATTTTATTATCACCACTTCTGGAAGTACTTAAATATTTTTCTAAATATTTAATTCTACCTTGAATCGCTGGAACTTCAATAATATGTTTGAAATCTTCTTCAAGATTGAGTATTGTTAATAATTTAGCGTAAGCTTCACTGTGACGACACTCACTTTCAGCAAATGTCATTCCAACATCAGCAATTTCTGAAATAGGCATTCTTTTATACATATCTGCCCAAAATGTTTTAACACTTACTTCAATTTGAGCAATCGCAAGCATTGTTTTTTTAATAATATCTTTTTCTACATCAGTTGTTTTTGTGTAGAAATCTGAAATATCTGTTGTAAAATTATATTCAGATGCTAACCAATAAGAATGTCTTATTGCATCACGATATTTAATTAATTCAGGGTATTCGTAAGGTACTAAATTTATTCTTTTATCGAATATACTCATCTATTGTCTTTTATTAGTAATTATTTCCATACTGTCCCTCCAACTTCTGTCAGTATTAATACTTCGTTATAAGGATCTACATAATCCCCTAATTCTTGGTTATTATCTAAAATAACCCCTAATTCTTTTTGTAATCTCTCTTTTAATTTTTGATCTTTATATAAAATTTGTTTTACTTTTAGTAGAAAGTTTACACCCACACTGTTACCAGAATATACTTCTGCCCAAAATCTTAATATTAATTTTTTAGCATCCTCTCCAAATTTAGAGTATTGACTGTTAAGTAAATAATTATATTCATTAAGATATTCTTCAGGAAATTTAAATATATATACTACTTTATCATCTATATCAATATGTTTTACGAACAATTCATTATTTGTAAGTTTGTGTTCATATTTAGTGAATTCAGGATTTTTAAAATTGAATTCATGTAATATAAATATACAATTTTCATATTCATTATTTTCATCAAATAAATAGGTGTTGATAAGATATGGTAAAAATTTGATATTTAAATCTAGTACTTCTGATAATAATGGTAATAGATAAGTTTTTGATTTTGAATATCTCATTTTACTCATCTTTTAAAAATATTAGATTACTTTTGTTTCTATGTGAATTTTTTAACCAATTTGCTAATGTGTGCCATTTTACATTAATTGATAATGCAGCTTCTGTAATTGTATTAAAAATTTCATTAGTTTCTGTATTAATAACTTTTCTAGATCGAGGATGTTTACTTGTATCTTTAAATCTTTCTATTTTTTTATTAGATAAATTTTGTTTATGTTCATCTGAAAATAAAACTCCTTTTTTACCATCACTTATTGATTTTACGTGTTCTTCAGATAATTTCACACCTAATCTAGATTTAGACATTTTATCTCTGGTTTCTTGAGATGCTATTCTACCTTTATTTTTAATTCCCATTTTAGCACGAGTTTCCTCATTATGAAAATTTCCAGTATTTGCTAAACTAATTTTTAATTTAGTTTCTTCATTTAAAACACCAGATCTATCATCTGATTTTACTAAAGTACAATTTAATCCTTTTTTTGAAATTACTTCATAAAAATCTTGCCAATATCTTTCTTTATTATTTAAATCTTTTGAAATTGTTTCTTCAACTATTTCAAATTTATGATTTTCGATACCATATTTATTAAAAGATCGATGTAATTTTATTTGTAATTTACTTTTTTTTATATTTTTATATTCTTTGAATCGTCTAGTAATATCTACAGCTTGTCCTATATAGATTCGTCCAGATGGACTTTCTATTTTATATATACCTGTAATTTTACTCATTAATTTATTCTTCTTTCTGTTTATTATACCATTTAATAAATTCTACTACTCCAAAATAACACATTTCTAAATCAGATTTAAAATCTTCTCTATTGATAATAATATCTAATTTTTCTGTAGAAGTTAATCCTTCAATAATAAAATCTCCTTCTATATTATAATTTACATTAGTAACAAGAGGATTATTTCTTATTTTTTTAATAACTGGCATTAACCATTCCCAAGATTTATCAAATAATAATTCGTCAAAACAATTACCATTTTGTTGGTCATAAACAATTTGTTCTAACAACATCTCGTTATCATAATAACCTAGGCTTCTTTGTGTTTTCTATTTCTCTACTCATTAATTTATTCCTCTTTCTGTTTGTTATAAAAGTTAATGAAGTTTATTACTGAATAATATACTGATTCTATTTTAGTATTTAAAACTATATTATCATAATAATGTGGTGGATTAGGAATTGGTTTATCGGGTCTAAAATTAGTTGATTGTATTGTACAACTGTTTGAACTAATATAAATTCCAAATCTTCCGTGATATGAATCTTTTATAGATTCAATTTTATCTACAACAGCCATTAAACAATCCCAAGATATATGAAATGGTGGCGTTGTATCAATAGGTACACTACAAGCTAAAGTACTTTCAGGATTATCTACTAAATATTCTACAGTACTCCAAAGATCTTCTACCTCATAGTTTGTTTTTTTTAATCCTAAAAATTCTGCGATAATTTTATTATTCTCTTTTATCATTAATTTACTTCTATAAAATCATCATTTAATATTAAACTTCCATTATTTTCATAAACTTCTTGACTAAAGTCATAAAGTTTATTTTTCCAATGGTAATAAATTAAGTCTAAATTTTCATCTAAACCTGTATATTTATAACCTGCTTTTGTCGTAAAGCCATTAATTGCAGCATTATGCCATTTATCACTTATTTCAAATATGTGAGGAACTTTTTCACCTCTACCTATAAATATGAATTTAAATGGTGCTAATGTGTAACCAATTAATCCTAATTGTTCACAAATACTATCAAATGCTTTCGTATAAACTGCTTCTTGAAAATAATAACAATATTTAATAAAACTTTTTGTAAATTCATCAGCTCTTGATGAACCCGTTTTAATATCTTCCATATAAACAATTTTATTCTCATGGTCAATTGACATTTTATCAATTATACCTCTTAAATGAAATCCTTTATAGTAATATTCAAATTTATATTGGTAATGATTTTCAAAATGATTATTAAACAAACAATGTGTGTGTTTATGATTTAATAATAAATTTACACATTCTTCAGCATCTTGTGATTCTTTTTGAGTAACTACAATTTTATCTTTTGTCTCAAACTTAATTTTAAGATAGCTCCAAAATTCATCTTTATTAAAATTAGATATTAACTTTTCTTCAAGTTTAATATTACTCCAAAATCCATTATGTCTTACAATTTTTAACACTGTATTTGAATTAGGAATTGTATCATAGTTGTCGATTATAATATCACATAAGGTACCTAATGTTGCAGTTGGTTTATTATCATCATAAACTATGTATAATTGTTTACAATTTTCACTACCTGTGACTTTGTCTACTAATAAGTCATCTACGTAAGACCCAAATCTCAACCCTTCGCCTTCAGGATTGGAAGGACGTATTAAAGCTTTTGGTCCATTTCTTGAAAAATCAGAGATTCTACTATAACTTAGTTTTAAATCAACAACTTCTTCATCATTCAGTAACCATTCTAACTTGTTCTCTTTCGTTTTCTCTTTCATTTATAAGGATTAGTTCTATTACCAAATCCATTAATTCGTCAATGTGTTTTATTTTAGATTTCGATTCTATATCTTCATCATTAAATGATGAAAGAAATTCAGTGTCGTCTATAATTTTATCTAAATATATTCTAGCTGAGGTATAATCTTCTAATAATAAATATTTTTGTAATTTATTATATTCATTATCGTTTAATACAAAACAACTTAATTTATTAATTTTTTGCAATAGTTCTTTTTTCATTTTTTTAAAATTATAATTTTTGTTTCTATTGTAGTGTAGCAATATCTAATATGTTGTATAAATCTAACATTAGGTTTATCATACATCTCTGGATACTCTGTAGAAATAATTATGTTTTGTTTTTGTCGCCATCTTAAAGGTTTTTACCACCTCCAGTACTGGTTGTGTCGTTTGTAATTTTAATATACCTAATTTTAAATAATTCTCATCCATACTCCAGGTTCATCTTTATTAACACTATACCATTCCAGATTTCTAATATTTTCTTCATTTGGTAAAATCCCATCAATTGTCATAATTGATGGGAATATAAATGAAACATTATCGTCAGGAATAATATCATGTGCTGTAAGTAAGTCAAATATTATTTCAGTTGCATTACCAAAATCAAATAACCGTTTACTATCTCGAACAAAATGAAAGCATATCAATATAGGGAAACCCTTATTTAATAATGCTTTTTCAAATTGTTCTCGAAGTTTTTCAAATTCATTAGGTTTTGTAACATAACCTTTTACTATTTTTTTACTAGAGGAATAGGTTTGAATCCCCAACTTTCTCAAATATTTTTTAACAGTTGGAGAACTAAATATTCCACTAGCAGTTTTAACTTTTGAGTTCTTTAATGCGGGAGTATTGTACGGTATAAATATCAAATCATTTGCCATTCCGTTATAATGTTATCAAGTTCAACCTGTTCTGTAGGTATTAGTTCAGTAGTAATCGGTTTATCTTGTTCATTGTGAAAGGAGTCGACGGATATGGTTGTAGATTTAGATGGCTTTTGGTATTCAGTAGCCGCAACCAATTCATTATAATAAACAAATGGATTGAAGTCAAACATAGCGTGGGTTTCATTTATAACAGGATCGGGATTATTGATAGGTTTAATTTTTCTCCAATCAATATTATTTGGAACTTGTATTTTAGACTCCGTACCTAAAATATTTCCTGAAACCGTTTGTTTTTCACAGTAATTAGCTCTATTTATTAAATAATGACGAAGTAAATTTCTAAAATCTTTTATTATTGAATTATCAAAAGTTTCCATTTGATAATCTAAAATACCAAACAATGTTACCTGGTTTAGAAAGTTAGACTTTTTTAATATTTGAGATTGATTTTGAATTGTAAAATTAACTAATAAACTATTCATTAATATAAACGGAATGATCTTATTTACATCATACGTTGGTGTATGAATTCTACATTCTATTGTCTGTTTATTACCAAATAATAATGGTATCATATTAAAAATATGATATCTGGTACTAATATTCCATTTTTGAGTACCGTTTTGATCACGAGGATGACTTACAACATTCTCAAGACTATTATTAACAGCTTTAAAATCTTGACCCATTGACAAATATTTATATACTACATTAAAGTTTTTAGTAATATTATTTTTATCAATAACTGAATCTAATTGAGACATTATCTCAAATGTAGGTAGTGGTGATGAATAGTTTTTATTTTTAATACCAAAATTATATTTTTTATATATTGGAAATAATTTAAACATTTCATCTTGAATTTTCATACTTAAAATAAAAAATGCTAAAATGAATTCTTCAGTTCTAGGAACATTTCCTAAATGAAGATGGAGTGAGCATGAATCGTCATCATAAACAGTCCTTTTTTCTAATTCCTCTAAAACATCCACTACACAACTTAAACCTTTCTGACCTGTCATCGGTACAGTAACATACTCAATACCTGATATAGAACCATCTCTTAAAGGTATTAATCCATATTTATATAAGATTCTATCTGGTATAAACCCTTTAGTAGTTTCAAATTCTAATCCAAAAGACAAATCCCCTAATAAAGGGGATATTTTTTCAATATTTGTTAATGTTGCAGGGTTATAATTTTGATTATACTTTTGTAAATTATATGATACAATCCCCTTTGAGTCATAAGGTAAACTATATTTATAATCCTTTGTTGGGAATTTTATTTCGTTAAAACTATAAGAAGGTCTTAACTGAATGTGATAAAACTCACCATCTGAAAGATTTTCACGATAAGTATTACCTTTAATGTTTGTATTTAAAAGTACATAAGATGTAGTTGGTGTGTGAATTTTTGTAGTAAAAGGGTTATTGTTAAAATATCCTAAATTAATATTATCGTTATCGACATCTACTACTCCGAATATAAGGTTATCGTTTTTTAATACATATTCATTTATTGAATAATTGTAAACAATCTGACCTGTTTCTTCTCGATAATATTTTTCAGATATTAAATAACAGTCACCTGAGTCTTTAATTTTAGGATCTCCTATTTTATAATAAAGTTTGTTAAATTTTCTGCACTTAGAAATCAATACCTTTTCCCCTTTTATTGTAATTACTTTTTTTTCTGCACTCATTTTATTTTTTATTAGGTTTTTCAACAAACTCCGCTAAGGAGCGATCGATTAAGTTTAATGTTTCTAAAGCCTCTTTGATTAATTTGTGGTCTTTATACTCAGAAAATTCAATAATGGTTTCTGAAATGTCTTCAGAATGTTTCTCAAATATTTCTGAAATATATCCCGAAATAAAATCATCATCTAAATTGTCTTCTATTATATATTCATCTGTTATAGTATCTAAAACAACTTCAGTAAACAAATCTTTCTCAGGAACTTTCTTTTCAGTAGTTGCAGGTAATGTTATTACAGGTGGAACTTGTTTAGAGATTTCTAACAAGTCAGCTCTTTTAGACCATTTGACTAAATTACCGTTGTTAAAAGTATACACTTTTTCAAATCCCAATTCTGAAACACTTCCTGTAAAAGGTTTATCTTCTAATCGTACAAGAGGGTTACGTACTGATGAATCCATGTTTATTATTGGGTGCTTTGATATATGTGATAAAACTTGAAGCTCTAAATATGAATTAATACCTTTTTCAGAAGTGTTAAAATCTAAAACGTGGACATAATCTAGTAAACTTTTCAACATCACTCCTGTTTTGAAATAATGAAATTGAACTTCGTTGTCTTTATCTGTAAATGGGATAAAACTTGATTTAAAAAAACTCCCAAATTCACCTCTATAAGTATTAAAGTTGGTATTTTTTATCGATTCAAAATACGCAACCGCTTCAGGCTGTGTTTTACCTGCGAAAAAAAATCCCCAAGTTTTTATATACAAGTATATCCCTGTAATTAATTCATTATTTTTATAAAAACGTAAACCTTTACTATAAACTTTACCTTCATATTCCGCCAGTGTTTTTAATGGTTTATCTGATTCTACATTATAAACAAAATCTGTAGTTTTAGATTGTGTTTTTGATGTAGTAGTAAAATTGGTTTTTTGTTTAGATGAAAAAGGTAAATCACAGTAATCTCCATCGTATTCATCAAAAACGCGACCATTGTAATGGTTATTATTTTTTGAAGAATTAGTCCAAATGGTTTCTTCACTTTGACCAGCGTTTTTTCTACTAACCTTATGCTTTTCAGCATTTTCAAAATCACCATCTGTAATGATATAAACTGTATTAGGGTCTATTTGAGTATTACTTCTAACATCTGCACCTAAAACAACTAAACTGTTTTTTAACGATGAGAAAAACATCGTATTTTTATCTTTACAATAAACGTGCATAGGTCTTTCTTCAGTTTCATTAGGATTAAGCGACCCTTTTGTTATTTTAGACGCACCAGACCATAAATATAGTTTATTTGGTTCATCGATCCAAGTCCAAGCTAGAGCTGCTGCACCAATATAATCACTTAATACATGAAATGTTTTTGTCTTATATAATATTTCACCTAATATCTCACTATCGATTTTATCACGAGTTACTTCATACCTACAGTTTGTATGAACTTTCATAACTTTTTCAGTTAATTCAATATTATACTTTTCAGCCAATTCTTTATGATTCTTTAATGTACCATTATGGCAAAAAATCATTTCGTAACCTTCACCATCGTTACTGGTACCGAACCCAAACGGATGAGCATTGTCCTCTGTTACTGTAAAACCCCAACTAGGTTGCCTAGTATGTCCAATCATAATTGGTATTCTAGTAGGTTTGATTTCTCTATTTATTATAAAATCTGAATATAATTTATCAATACCTATCCCATATTGAATGTCACCGTCCCAAGATAATCCACAAGACATTTTACCACGTTCAATATTATAAATACCTAAAATATGAACACCGTTGACATCTAAGTTTTCAGGTTTATTTGTTGATTGTCCAAAAATTCCACAAACTAACATATTTGATTTATAACCAAATAGAAAGTTACTTATATATTGTAATAATGCTAATATTAGAATTATTTTTACCATTTTTAATTTATTTTTTAAATATTAAGCTCATAAATGATCTATGACCTATTGTTCTTTTTACTTCTTCAAATCCTAATTCTTTTAAAAGATCATAACCTTTTGACCAATCTCTTGACATTTCTTGACCACATAACCATAACCCTTTTACATATTTTTCTAAATCAATTTTATTTAATTTAGATAATATATTATCTGGAATTTCTCTATTTTTATATTCATTTAATACCGTATCTAATTGATATGGGGATATTATTATACCATAAGTCAAACATCTTTTTAATAACATTGGAATTTCTAAATTATCCATTTAAAACTTCTGTTTTAATATTAGTAATTATTTTAATTTGATTTAGTAATTTTTCAGCTAATCCAATATTATTAGTATTAATAGCTTCTACAATATAACTACCTAATTCTTTAACTTCTTCAATTTTACCAGAATTAACTAAATCAATTGCTTTCATTGTAGTATTCCAAGCCCATTTTAAAGACTCGTCAGATTTAATCCAGAAATTAGATAAACTTCTGTATTCAATACCAAAAGCGGTAAATCTAAAACAACCTGCTTTACCGTAAAGTTTTTTACGTTCAGTATCAGAATCTAATAATACAGATTCTAAACCAACTGTAGCATCCATAGCTTTAACTATATCTAATTGTTGTTCTTGTGTAAAATCATCCCAACCTATTGAGATGTGACCTCCTGCTGATCTCTTATTAGTAATAGATAAATCTACTGGTTGATTAACACATTCGTTCCATACATCGAAATCAGGGGTACAACCCGCAAGGCGCGCGATATCGTTGTTTAACTCTGAATCTTCTAATGTTGCAATAGGTTGAATTGCTAATGTACAACCCATTCCTGAAACTAACACTTCTAAATAATCTTTAACAAAATTATGATGATATACCCAATCATCAATTGTCTTACAAGCTGGAATGTTATATTCAATTGCAACATTATCTTCTTGAATAAAATGACCGTCATTTGAAATCGGTTGGGGTTCCGATTTAGAACCCCCTATTTTACCAATTGCTGAAATAATTTTATTGTCTTTTTGTAAAAACAACTCTGGATCTGTGCCTAAAGTGATATTATTTATTTTCATATATTTTTATATTGTATTTAATTTATTAAAATGAATCTGTATAATCCTCTTCTTCATACTCATTTAAAATTTCTTCAAGTTCATCTTCATCATTCATTTCTAACTTTTCTGTAACTTCAATTGTGTTTGAGGAATACGCAATGTTGTTTATAAAATCAACTTTTAAAGGTTGTGATACTGTGCCATACTTTTTTGAATAAATACCCATACCATCATTTGTATTTCTAAATTTTGAATGTTTTACAGTATTAAACTCTGTTAAATATTTATCAATTAAATTTAAACACATATTCTTTGTTCTAGGATCACAATGGTTCCATTCAGGATGTCCTTGTATACATAGAGAATTATATTTATTGTAAAAAACAATTTCAGGTTCTAGGAAATTTTTTGGTAATTTAATTTCCTCATCTTTCCCATTAAGGTATGTGTCACTTTGAAAAAATTCAGAATATGCAATCAATTCATAACGATCCTCATTTAAATCAAATGGATATAGCATTTGATGATGACTTGAAGTCATGTTATATCTTTGACTTTTATTTACAATTATTGTATGATCTTTACAATGACCTCCTACGTGTTGAATTAACCTTCCTTCGTTTAAGATAGTTAACAATTGAGATCCTCTACATATTCCCAGTAAAAATGAATATCCTGCAAATCTAGCAAATACCTCATACTCTTTAGAATCTCGTTTCACATTAATATGCGTACGTGAACCAACTTTCTCATTATATAGTTTAGGATCTACATCCTCTCCACCAGTGAATAATACTAAATCGATATCTCTTGGATCTAGAACTTCTTTTGATTTATGAACAGTTACGTTATAAAATAAGTTTAAATATGAAACATACTCTAATGACGAGGTATCGTCTGCAATTACAATATTTAAAGGTTTCTTTACTATAGGGAGAACTGTTTTATCTTTATCTAATAAATATAAATAAATATTGTTAACTTTATCATCATGAGTATCACCTGTAATAGAATCGTATATTTCACGATTAATACCCATTTGTAAAAATTTACTAAGTGCTCGTCTGTTAGTAGAGCTTGTAATGTCATATTCATTAATATATTTATCTAAATCTGGATGCATATTATTTATTGTTATATTTATTAATTAATAATTTTGGTAAAATTTCAATATATTTTTGACCTGTAATTTCACCAAAGGATGGTGCACTACAACTTTCAAATATAATCCATTCAGGAACTTCTCTTTCAACTCCATCGACAGCACCTTGTACACCTACGTCAAATGCGCATATGTCTAAACCTAAAGCATCTTTCGCTTTAATACAGTCTGTTACAATGTCATCCCAATTTTTAGGTTTTTTAAAAGACGGATTATCCTCTAATACCCAATTACAAACATCGTCGTGACGTTGCCAAGTACCTTCTGGAGCATCGTTTCTAACTAATTTTCTACAAGCATAAAAACAACCAAACTTGGTTACGTGTAATCTATATTCTCTAGTCATTTTAACAAATTCTTCAAATATATAATTACTAAGATTTTTATTTGGTAACCAAGCTTCTAATTCTTCTTTACTATTAAATTTAGTATTACCAACTCCACGACTTCCAAAATGAGATTTTGCTACTAATGGAAAAGGTAATTCTTCTTTACCAATAATATCTCCGTGTAAATCAAATATTCCATCATTAAAAACTTTTCTAAAAGCTCCGTGATTATATGTAAACCAATTTGCCGTTTTAACTCCAGCTTCAGTAAACTTCTGTTTCATTAACAGTTTAGAAGCGGAATTTTTAACTGCTTCTGTTGTATTAATTTCCAATCTACCTTCAGTTCTTGTTGACGATCCAAGTCTTATTACAGATCTAAATGGTAATAATGGTAATGTTTGATTTTTAGCTCTTAAAATAGAGTGTGATGGATGACGTGATAAAATCAGAGGTCTAAATAACTTATATTTTTTTAATTTATTCATATTATTTTATTAATTTTAATGCTTTTTGCAAACCTATTTCTAAAGCTTCTTCATAACTATTGTTAAAGTGTTGTGTAAAATCAGCATCATCTGTTAATTCTATTTTAAAATCTTTACCATAATAATCAACTTCCACACTCCAAAATACATCTTTTTTACTTTTCCATTGTTTATTTTTAGAATCACCGTCTCTATGTGGTAAAATATCAATGAAACAGTTATAATTATCTCTTAACCATTTTTGTAATAATGATTGTGTTGGTGCTGAATAAGTTTCAAAATAACCTTTATCTTTAGAGCATCCAAAACACCTATCTCCTGATTTTTTTGTTAACCATTTATCATTCCAATTCTCATTAAATTCTGATAAATTAAATTCATACTCTTCTCCGTAGTATCCATTAGTACCAGTTAAAGAGTGTTCTTTAAATTCACCGTCTTCAAAATAATAAGAATGTGATAAAATATTAAAACCTTTTTCTTTAGCTAATTTAGCTGTTTCAAATGTTATTACTTGTTCTTCCATTATTCATTTTTTAAATTTAATAAATGATTGATTAAGAATACTGTAGCAGGATCTCTACTGTCTTCCACATGATGCTGGGTAAGATGACATGGATAAAATGGAAACGTTGTTGCAAACTCAATTTCATTATCTTTATCGTGTCTAGCTAAAATAGTTACAATATCAGGTTTAGTTTCTTCGTTTACAGTTTGATGATGTCTACTATTAATTTTATATTCACCAGGTTGATGTTGTGTAATTTCTGTAAATCCTGGAACAAGATGTTGATTTTCAAAAGTAATACCGTGCATCAATTTAGCACCATCATGTGATGGATTAGTTTCGTGTGACATATGTTGATTAAGCTTACCCCCTAATGTAACATACATTGATTGCATTCCTCTACAAGTAGCAAATATTGGTATATTAGCTTCCATATATTTAGGTAACAGAAATCTATCAAATCTCTCCTTTTGCATACAAGGGTTACCTGTAAATATATGAGTATCTTCTTCAGAAGATAAGTATCTATAAGGATCTACATCAGGTCCTCCAGGCATAACTAATAAATCTATATCTCTTACGTGTTTTTCAAATGGTGAAATTAGAGATACTTCTCCAAATTGTTGCCAAAAGAATAAATATGGTTTAGAAATTCCAAAACTATTTTCCCCCGTGAAATGTCCCACAATTGCGATCTTTTTTATATTATTCATATTTTTTTTAATTTATTTTTTTAATTATTTGTTACACTTGACCACGATTTAACCTCATTTTTGTATTCAACCCAATCGCCAGATTCTATAATAGAATCTTTTGATAAAGGGTTTACATAAGTATATGTAAAAGCTTTACCCCAAGGAGTATTAATTTCAATTCTATCATAAAAAGTTGGAGTTTCTTCAGGATAATATCCTTCCAGTTGGTTTAACCTATTTAAAGTTTGTTCATCAACTTCATAAACTTCCATTACAATAGCAGCATTACCATTAGTTTTTAAACCTGGAAATGAACCCAATGAATGTAAAGTATATTTAGGTTCTGTTGAAAACGTACCTTTATATTCAGAATTTGATAAATAATATTGATAATTGTGCATTGATTTACGAAGGCTTCCATAAACGGCTACTAAATATTTTTTCATAATACATTTTCTTTTTTATTACTCTTTACTTTTTTACAATTTAAATGTTCGATCCAATCACCACTAATTACAATCTCTCCTGCAGACTCTAAACAATCTGCAAAATACATTGTAACTTCTCCAAAAGGAGTTAAAACAGTTTGTTTTTTATAATCTTGTGGATATTCTTGATAAAATGTATAATAATTATAAACATCTTCAATTTTATCTACATAAGATTCAGGTATTTCCCAAACCTCAACTTTAATAGAATAGTTACCATCGGTTTTAACAATGCAAGAATCCCCATTGTCAATATCTATCATTTCATAATTGGGTTCCGTTGAAAATGTTCCAATTAATTTGCAAGATGTTCTGATTAACGATGTATTTAAACTACCGTTTACACGATAATCGTCATATAAACCAACTAAATATTTTTTTTCCATTTTCGATTGTCTTTTTAATTCGTTCTTTTCTTTCTTTTTTTCAGCTCTGGTTTTATAATCATCAGATCTTTTATTAATATTTCTCATAACTTTTTAAATTCTTCATATAAATAATCTACTGGATGATTTTCTGTTAAAACTATAATAGAAGTATATTCAAGTTCTAATTTATTTATTAAATAAGTCATACAAAATTCAAACCAATGAATATTAAATTCATTTACAGGTCTATCTTCTCCCATATTTTGATCTCCAACCCACTGCTCTCCTTCTATAAATCCGTCATCATCTGCTAGATATATTACATATTCAGGAAATAATACTTTACACATTTCTAACAATTCAACTTTATGTTCTTCTGTTAATTCTATATTTTTCATAATTTTTTATTTATTTGTTAATATTTTTATTTATTTTTTTAAAAAGGTATTAATGTTTCGTAAAATAATATATGTTTTGCTTGTTCTTTACCATAATTTTTAATCAAATCTGAAAAATCTTTAGATTGATATTTATCTGGGATGAAACTATCCAACAATCCAAATTCTTTAGCAAATTTATCTGCAAATACTCTACCCCAATTAGGATTTTTATCAAAATCGTTATCATATAGTAACTCAATACTTTTAAACCTAGATTCCAATTGTTGAAACACATGTCTTTTTGGTAACATATTTTCTGCTTGCATTGAAATTGCTGGTAATTTAGCTACTTCATATAAAGACATTACATCTTTTAATGATTTGGTGATTATTAAAATTTCTCCAGATTCTGGTAATTGAGACCAACCTTGCCAAACTGATTCATCATGGTTATTAATCCATTTATAATTTTCACTAAAGGGTTGATATATTTTATATGTTTCAACTCCATCTTTAGTTTCTATAAAACAATAAGCGTATTTATCTGCAGGAAAACATTTATCTCCTATAAATATAAAACTTATAGGTTGTACATTAAAAAAATCTAATGTTTCTTTACCTATACCAAATTGTCTCCAAAACAGTACATCATGTGATTGCCACTCTCTAGCTTTTTTACCTAATTCAGATTTTGTATATTTAGATAAAACATCTTCCTTAATGATTTTAGTTTTAGCTTTATCTTCACCTTCTTTAGTATATTTTTTACAGACATAATTATCTTGAAGATTGAAATCATTTGCAATTTTACTTAAAGCTTCAAAATATGTCAAACCGTTTCTTAATCTTATAAACTGTATAAAATCACCTTTTCCAAGCTTAAAATCATTAAAACATATTTCATTACCTTCCCCAACAAAGAAGCCAAATGAGGGATTCTTTTCACGTCTTAGTGGAGATAATATTGCTTTACCTAACATTACTTTATCATCTATATAATATTGAAATATTTCTAATTCATTAAAATGTTTCAATATTTCAGACTTAGATATTAACGGTTTATTATCATTTAGATTGAACATCTATTTTACATTAAAGATTATTTTCAAAATTGTCAATATTTTCGCAGTTCTTAATTTATTCAACTTAACTCTCAAAGAAGGTTTTGGATTAGCCTTGGCTTTTTCTATTATCTTCAAGATATAGTCACTATCTAAACCATATTTAATCATAGGTTTAATCATTAATAATAAATAATCACTGGATACGTAAAAATCATCACCGTTATCAAAATTAGATTGATAAATTATAACTTGCGAATCTTGTAATGTATAGGTGTTTGAAACATTATCATGTAGATGGAACTTGACTTGTTTAGGAAAATAACTTGAATTAGATATAGAATCTTTATCATAACCTTCAAAAGTATGTAATAATTCTAAATCTTTATCTGTTAGTTCGTAAATTAAACCATGAACTTCATCAGTTTCAATTCCTTCTCGAATACCTGCAACTCCTAACAAACCTCTAGTTACTGCTATTTGAGGAAAACAAAGTTTATGATTTGTTATAAAACCTTTTCCGATTAATAGTGAATCTGGGCATCTTTTTTTCATCTGTTCTACACCCATGTTAGAACCATAAGCGAAATATAAATTTTTCATAATTTTTTAATTTAAAATATAAAATGCTCTTCAATTTCATATCTTGTTAAACCTAATTTAAATTCTTCAACTAAACCATCTTTATTAGATTGTGCATATTTTCCACCTTCTTCAATAATTTTATTCCATTTTTCAGGAGAACCTTCATATAACTCAATACATTTATCTAAAATATAATCTTCTGCTGATTTTTTATTTTTAAATACTTTATCGATCCGCAAACAGTCACAATTATTATACATTACAATATATATAATTTCTTTCATACTTTTTAAATTTTAGTAATAATTATTTGATTATCAAAACTACATTCAATTCCTTCTTCATTTAATTCTTTTACAGCATCGTTAATTTCTTTTAAAATTTCATCTATATTCATAATTTTTAATTTTAATTAATATTGAGGTTGAGGTAGGATTCGAACCTACAAGAATCGTCTACCATTCTTAACTTTATCCTCTTAAAAAGAGTTCCTCGACTTTAATTTCGCTTTAGTGTCTACCATCGACTGAGAAAAACCCAGTCCGTTCCACCACTCAACCACCAGAGATTAAATCTCTAATTTATTTTACCAAATATCTGCAGAAGGTTTTGGAACTGTACCTATACCATCTACTTTTGGGGCATCTGCTTCAGGACGTTCTAAAACATCTGTATTACTTGGTTTTAATCTATCAAAACTAGCATTTTGTTTTTGAATGAAATTAAACATTCTTAAACCTAAGTATTTAGATGGTTTTGCAGTGTATCCGTAAGTTACGAAAACATCTACTTTTTTACCATCACAATTTTCTTTAATAACTTTAAACAAAGTATTAATTGCGTCTATATACCCATTTACTTCAGGATATACAAAGTCTTCAGGAACTACTGCATCTGCAATAGATTTAACTCGTTGATAAGTCATTTGTTGACGTTTTTCATCATCTTCTGAATTAATATAAAATCCTTGATTAATTGGTATTCCACCTGATTCATCAGATACTACTAATTTATAATCTGGATAACTATCTGGCTCATCAACTTTTCTTTTTTCAACTGTCACACTTACTCCTATAGCTTTACCTGCTACTCCGTTATTAAATACTGAACTACCTGCTGTTTTTTCGTTTAAATCGAACATCTTCTTTTTCTTTTATTTATTAATTTATTGGCTTGTATATAAGTTTTTTACTAGAGAAACTTATAAAACTCTATTTTTTAATAAAGTTTTATTATTCTATAAAAATCTTACTCCAATCAATAGTTAATTTACCTTTTTCATCTGATTCGATAACTGTAATTTTTTGATCTTTTAAATGTTCACTTCTACTTCCACAAATAAGTGAATCTGAAGGTTGAAAATTAACAATTGTTTTATTATCTTCTCGATAAACATATCCAATTGCATCGACTTGTGAACAGAGAATTGCTGCAGATTTACCTATCAGATCTAAACCTCTTTCTGTCATTTCTTTACCTTCTTTCTCTACAAATTTGTCTTTTAAATGTCCTAAAATAATTAGTGTTTCAAAACATTCTTCTAACTCTTCTAAAACAATCCATAAAGCTTTTCGAGTATATTGATAACCTGCACCATTTGGAAGAGTTGTAACATCATCTCCTTGCCAATTACGACCTTGTGGAGTCTGAATATATAATTTATTAGCTAGTAATAATACGTGGTCTTCTAATGCTGTAACTGTATCAATAGCTCCATATTTGTAAACAAATTTACCAGCTTCTTTATTTGCAGATTTAATTTTTGAAATTACTTCTTTTAAAGCCGCAATTGGTGAAATTTCGTTTTGTTTTGCAATATCAAGGACATTAATTTTCATTGCATTTACAAATTCAGAACCATTTTCTAAATCAATAAGTAAGCAGTTATCTAAAGCACTCAACATTTCTGTTTTACCGACTTTAGGCTTACTGAATAATATTAATTTTTTAGGATTTACTCTAGTAGCTTTAATTTTTGAACTTGGCAATTCTATCATTTAATTTATTTATTTGTTAATTATTAACAAAGATATAAATTATTTTTAGATATTTTTTATTATTTTTAGATATTTTTTTATTTTACATCTTCTATTTTACATTGTAAAAATGTTTGCATACTCTTTCCAGTATATTTATACAACATTTCTTTAGTTTTGGGGATTATCTTCGGGTATGTAAAGCTATGGTCACCATGTCCAAATTTTTCGTCAGTAACATTATTTTTGACACAAGTCATCATAAATTCTAAATAATCTAAACTTTTTGTTTTAGGTTTACAAATATCTATAAAGAATTGATCGTTTTTAAAAGATTTATTACTATACCACAATACTCTAATGAAGTTGAGCAATAGTAAATTTGAATAATGATTTTTTAATAACTTATACCTTATGTATATCTTACTATTAATCGTTACAAATTTACAAGGTGTAATTTTATTAATTAAATATATAATTCTTACACGTTGTTTATTTGTAATTTCAGGTTCAATATATTGGTCAATATAAATATAATTTTTAGTTTTAATATCTAAAATTATATTTTTAGAGGTCTCATCTTTATACACGTCGCTGTTTAACCCTGCCCAACAAGCATAATTACCGTTTTTAGTTAATTTACCACTTTGTAAATGGTAAAAATGGCAAGCATAACTTCTCATTTTTTATTATTTTTCATAAATTCATAAACTTTTTTTATTGATTCAGTATCTGAAGGAAGTGGTAACTCACGAAAATAATTTACAGCTCCATCAAAATATAACGGACAAATGGTTCCAGCTCCTCCATCACGAGATATGATAATTTCTACAAATCTTATATTATCTTTAAATTTTTGAATATCATATCCTAAATATTCAGGTATTTCGTGTTTGAAAGGACTAAAAATTCCAATCATCATATTGCACTTTTTGTTATCATAAAGGCTCTTTATCCTTTATTTCTGTAGTTTTGTATATAGCTACAGTTCAGACTATATCTTCAGTACCGTGTACTGCTGGGATTTCGTGTCGTAATTATATTCTATATTTCTATAGTTTCATACGTTAGTCGTTCGACCTTCTATAATCATTTAAATTATAGCTTGGTACGGGATTGTCTACTTCTAGAGTTTCCCCGTTTAACCCAGTTAAGAGACTGCAATTTATATTATTTGTAAACCAATTTTGTAATACATACTCTCATGTAAATAAGGAAAAGTTATAGCAATAAATATTTTTAAGTCTTCAGTTTTTAAATAAATAGTATTTGTTTTAGTTATAGTAAAATTTAAATTAAATTTAAATTTTAAAAAACTAGTAAATAAAATCAACTCTTCTTTACTAAAACAATTTGTTGCAATACTTATTGTTTTATTTATTTTACAACCGTCGTCCATAAACATTATGGCTAATGATTCTTCGTTGAAATCTTTTAAAATATATTCTGTAATTTTCTTAGTTTTATTAAAATATAAATTATTATAAATTTCTAAATAATACGGGTTTGCTAAACTTTCTATATAATAACTTTCATAAAATATACCATTTCTTTTATCGGGTATACTTCTTTTACAATATTTAAAATTCATATTTAATGACTTTAATATTTCATATTTATAAAAGCAGTATTCTTTTTGTTTAACTCCGTGTTCACATTTAAATCTTGGATTAATACTATTTTTTCCTTTTAATAAAGAACCGTCCCCTAATAAACATCCTATTAACACAGCTCTTTGTCTTTCAGTTGCTTCTATATTTTTAGCGATATTAAAAGGTTCTCTTTGAATATTATTCCTTAATCTACTTGCATAAACCCCGTCTACACTTACCTTTAGCATATTTGCAATTTCAGAATCTTTAAATCCATTTTCTACTAACTCTTTTAATATTTCTACATTTATTTTGTGTAAATTAGAATATTTAAAATTTTTAGGATAATCATTTTTAATTCTCCATTGTCTGATAGTTTCACTATTACAATTCAATTCTCTTGCTATCTCAGCATCATTTTTACCTAAATCATACAATGTTTGTGATTTGGCGATTCTTTCTTCTATTACCATAAATATAATTTTTTGGTAAAGATAAGCTATTGTTACGAGAAAAGCAAATTTTTATTGGTTTATTTTATAACTTTTTAAATTATTTTTCGTCAATCTCTGGCTATCAATTTATTGTCACCAAGATTAGCTACTGAAGGTCTTAAAGCGCCTGCTTTTTTATGCTCGATGTTTTCTCCAGCAATAGCTTGTTGAATAACTACAACAGGTATATAATTAAATCTATTTCTAAGTTTAATTAAATAATCTGAAGATAGCAATGAAATACTTTCGTGTAAAGATAGCTGTGAACCGTTTAATTTCTGAGGTTGGATCACATTTTTGTTATCGTAGTGGCTTTTTATCCTCTACTTCTTATAATTTCTTATAAGTTCGGCGTACATTTTCATCTTTTATCTCGTAGACAGTCAGATGTAGGATACTCTTGGGTGTATTATTGATTCCATAACTCTCAACACCTACGCTCTACGGTGACACACGGTCTATGTGTTTACCTCGGTATTAACTTATTTTAACTTTGTTAACATTTCAAAATTATTGTCAAAAATTTCTTTTTTTCTTTTTAATAAAAAATCACAATCATTATATAAAAAATAATAAAATCTTTTCAAATCTTCTTTTTTTCTAATATATAATCGATACATATCCATAGTACCAATTATAGAATTTCCTTGAGGTAAAATAAACGTTTTACCTATTCGACTTTCTTTATTTATAGTAGAAAATATATTATTATTTGTTAAAATTTCTTGTATTTTAATTAGAATTTCTATTTTAGGAGAACAAATATTACTTTTTAAATATTTATTATTACATTTAAAAACTGTACCATCTCCATCAAAAAATCCTCTAATGAAATCAGAATAGTATTTAACTTCCATTTCAGGAATTATCATTTCTTTATCTGTTTTATTTCTTAAAATACCTAAATTTATTGCATTTTCACAAGCTTTCATTGAAGACACTACAAAACCAAAAGTATTATTATCTTCTTGTAGTTTAATTTCTTCAGAAAAATAATTTTTAATTTTATTTACTATTTCTTTATCTGATTTTTTTAATTTTAAACCCAATTGATGTTTACCAACATAACCATCTGCTAAAAATAAACCTACAATATAAGCTTCTTCAGAATTATTTATATTGCTAAAATTATATTTTAAATTAATTTTATTTTTTCGATTTAACAATACTGATTCAGAAGTAGTTCTACTTTTTAAATTGTGTTTTTTAAATAAATAATAAACATTTGTTTTATATTTTTTATCTAATTCTTGACTTGTACTACCATTTGTATATTCTTTATACATTTGTAATACATTTTCTCTTGTTCTTTTCATTTTCTCTACATATTAATTTAATGTAGATCAAAGATAGTGAATTATTTTATTAATTCTTAATTTTTTATGTTAATTTTTTGTTAAAACTTAGTCTTCACCGATTTTACCCTATAATCATAATAGTTATTTCTAACTAAGACGCCTGATTCCCAAGCCAATATGGTCAATAATAACCATAACATATTCTTCAGGATCATTAGGTTCATATCTATCTTCAACTTTAGTTATTTCACCTTTAATCACAATATCTCTATAGTAAACAGTTCCATTAGCTAAAGCATATTTACGAACTAAATCATAAATTCCTGTTGCGTGTCTAATATCATCTACAAATTCTACAATTTCTTCAATTTTATCAAAATATTTTTGATATTTAGCTATAATTTCTAAAACTTCTTGACTTAACACTTTTTTAGCGTGTGTAGATTTCAAATCTGTTGGAGCAATTCTTAAACCTTCTTTTATATAAAGTATATTTGCAAAACAAGCTAACATTTTCTCTTCTTTAGAAAGTTCTAAGGTAAAGTAAAATATTTTTAATCTTACATCAAGATTATCATCAACTATTTGTTTAATTGTATTAAATACAAACAACCAATCTGTAAGTTGTGTTTTACCAGCTTTAGATTGAGCTGTAACTTGATAATATTTACCTTGCTCAACACCTGGAGAACTTTCTTCAAACCTTGGTAATCCCCACGGTATACAATTCACCTTGCCTGATAATAATCTATTTCTTCTATTTACAATACTTTCGTATACTCTATTGAATAACGAAGGTTTGTTATTATCATCTTGAGTCACTAATCATCAGTTTCGTTATCATCATCATCTTCGTCATCTTCCCAATCATCATCCTCATCATAGTCCTCGTCATCATCGACTACAATGAACTCCTTGTCTATTTCCATTAATTTAAATATATCATCTAAACAAAACCTACCATTAAGACGTACGTCAGTTTTAGTATATGAATTATTATAGGTTGCACAATATTTTAAATAACTGGCATCAATATCTGAATTTAATACCCATTTTTTTGCAGCATTACAAAGTACAAAAATTAAATTATTTTTATCATCTTTTAAAAACTTTAATATAGTTTTACTGACCTGTTTATCAGATGTTTTGAAATAAGTTTTACTTATATCAACGATGTCATCAAAACTTCGACGTTTATGAGCCTCACATTGAATTTTTGTAAATTCTGGATCAAAATAGGTATTGTGACAAAGCATCGCTTCGTGAAAATTATCTCCTATATTTAATACTCGGTGTAAAAAAGAATATAGTGTATCTTTAGGTAACCTGACAACATCTTTTATGTATATCTTCATTAATTATCTAAGTTTGATTTAACTATTCCCCATAATTTAATTTGATTACCACTATTAGGATTCAACTCAGGTTGAGTGTTAAAATCTGAAATTTCATTTAAAATATCAACAGTTTCTTCTGATAAACAAGTATCCCCTGTCACATTACAAGACAACAAGTACAGACCTGCGGCATGTGAATTTAATTTAGATCTTATAAATGATTTTATATGATGATTAAATAACGCTTTAGTTAATAATGGTAAGTCTTCTTCCATATTATTTGCATCGACCTCAACATTTCTACATATTTCAATCCCTTGAGATTTAATATTGACAACATTTTTAATTCCACAGCTAAACTCATTAGGGTTATTCAGAATACTTAATTTATTATGAACAATTCTAATTTGATTATTAAAATCAATGTAAGTTGTGTTTAAATTATCTGTAGCAATACTATCAATCAAATCCTGCTCAGTTCTAACAATAATTGGCTCTGGTTCAGGAATAACTTCTTCCTCCACTTCTTGAAATAAGTCTTTATAATATCTAACAGTTTTATTACTGTCATTAACAATCATAACTGTTTCACCTTCATCGATAATAACTGTATATTTTTTATCTAATGTAAGTTTATAATTCTTTGGATTTACACAAATCAATTCGTTCATTTTTATTTCTTTTTTTTTTTAAAATTTCTACTTTATTGTTAATATCTTCACAATCATACCACCAACTCCAGTTATCATAGCATTTACTTCCAGGAATATAGATTGTATCATCAAACATTTTATTTATTTTTTTTACTATTTCTATTAATTTTTTAAGACATTCAAGTTCTGCTTCTTCGTAAGTTTCATAATCATCTTTTGAAAAATCATGCGAGCCATATTTGAATTTACCTGTTTTATAGCAGAAACACCCCATATCACCTCTCCAAAGAATCTCAGCTTGTAATCCACACTTCTCTCTAAAAAATCTAAACGCTTGTGAAAATGTTGGTGCTGTAACAGTGTTTTTATGTATTTTAGAGTTATTCCAATAATAAGGTTGTCCTTCTATTGGTAAATCTTCCATATTATGACTTGGATTTCTACTTACTTTATTATTACTATTATAAGTAGCAAAACAAAGTTCATCAAATCCTAATTCTTTAAGAGCTAATGCTTGTTCGTAAGGTACAAATTCTTTTTCCATTACAACTTATCTTTAATTTCGTTATAATCAGCTAAACTATAACCATCTACACCTTTCTTAGTATAATGATTCTTTAAACTGTATTTAGAAATCCATTCAGCAGAAGTATTTGGGACATATTTTACAACTACTTTTTGAATTTTATCACACCATACTAATATCACTGATTTATCTTCTTCAATTAACTCAAATAAGATTTTAACCATTGCTTTCATTGATGTAGCAGGAAATCTAGATTTAGTTAATTCCCATAACTCTGTAACACTACGACTAGCTCCAATTTCATTTTCACCTTTACCACTACATTGAATAATGGTAAAGTTTGAATCTTCATACGATGGGATTCGTTTACCTGTTAAAAACTTTTTAATAAAGTTCTTACGAGTTCCTGTCATAGGAACATCTGATTCTTTAATATAAATCATTTTTCATCATTTTTAAATTTTTCTTCATAAATTTCCATTAATTTACTTCTAAACTTTTCACTATCAAATTTACCTCTAGTCATAAAATTTAATTTATTAATTTTCATTCTATCAACTAAAGGTAATACAATATTATATTGTGTATGATAACAAGTTTTTTCAAATTCAGAAAAAGTAATCATTTTGTATTATTTAAACCGTTTAAGAAAATTTTACCAATTCCTGTAGGTTTAAATCTTCTTTCATCACTAGGAAACCCTTTAAATACAGTATCTACTAATGGTGTCCAATTACTATCCCAAACAGATCCGTTGTGCATTTCTTTTAATTTATTATAAATTATAAGACAATCTTCAGCATCTTTTTTATATTCAGTTTTTAATTGTTTTTGTAATCTATCATATAATTTTCCCATAATATTTTAATTATTTAACTGAGGTGAGTGGTCCAATCAGTATTATTAACTTCTTTTTCTTCAATAAAAGCGGATAATCTTGAATTTTCATCCTTCCCATCTTTTTTAAATATAAAATAATCAGCTTGTTGCAAATATTGATAATTATCTAAAGATTTTATATAAATTCTTGCTGCTTTTAAAATATCCTCTTTTGAGTAATTTGGATTTTCAATCATCCATCTTTTCATTTTATCATAACAAGTCCTATAAGAACCTAAAGAACCTGGTTTCAAACCTTTCCATATATTTCTATATTTTTCAATGAATTCGTCAAATTCATCAACTATATCATAATCTACCTTTTTAACAGTTTTTTTCTCTTTGCGACTTAAATCACTTTCTATTGATAAAAAATTTAATAATAATTTAGTCTTTTCACGAAGAATGATTTCAGAATTATTTCTTTTAATAAAACCTTTAACTTCAAGAGATGGGAACCATGATTTAGAATGTTCTACATCTAAATTATTATTTAAACCTATTAATACTAAAAATTCTTCAGGACTAATGTTTTGTTCTTCTAGAAAATTTAAATCTAATATGAAAGCTTTCATTACATTTATTTTTTAAATTTGTTAAACCATTCCTTTGCTTTTAAATTACAACCCCCCATAAGAACATCGTTTGTGTATTCATTCATTAATTTAAACATAACTTCTTCAGTATAAATTTTATCAGATTCTAATTCATCATCTTCAAAAAATATCTCATCCTCAAAAGCATCATTTATTCGACCATCTTCATTCAACACTTCTATAACTTTATGTGTCTTGTAGTGGGAATGTTCTCCAACTTGGTAAACTTTACCAGTTAAAGTTCCTTTTATTACTATAGTACTCTTTTCTCCATAAGGTTTAAAGATAACTGATTTATTTTCCATGTTTTTGTTGTATTCTTCTAAGTTTTGTAAGTAATACATACTCCCTGTAGAATGTTACTCCATCCCAATCTTTCAGCTCTCCACAACTGTCTATTTCACATTTTAAATCACCCATCCTAACATAATAGCCTTCTAATCGTTTTTCTGCAATTTGGCATTGAATGTCTAAAAGTTGACATTCATTTATCAGACCTAGGGACTTATTACTCTTGTTAAATAATTCTACGGATTCAGAAGGGAATTGATTAATTGTGATTTCTTGTTTAGGTTTATCTTTTAAGATTTCACTTTCTTCCATTCCACAATTTTGACATTCAGCTACTCCAAATTTTGTTACTATATCATGTTCGCAAATTAATTCAGGTTCTTCTTTTGGAATGATTATTTTGTAAATAAACTTATCAAATCCATAACTATTAACTGTTATTTGAGAACCAAATTCATTCACAGCTACTAAATCAATCTCAACCCCCTCACAACTTGGATTGTGAACAAACCACTCTAAAAACGCATCGTCAATAGCTTGTACACCATCGGCAATCAGGTCCTGGTCTGTTGTCAGGATGATTTTTTTTAAATAATCACCTTCTTCATTTAATTCATCTTCTAATGAATTAACTTTACCTATCGAATTATCTTCTAAATAAAGAACATGATCACTTCTTTTAATTTTTTCATCAGAAGTGATGACGATGTTTTTCCATTTACATCCACTTTCATAAAAGAAAGATTCGTTACCGTATCTTAAAACACCAAACTCATCTTCCCACAACCTACTTGGTTTATCTGTTAATATTATGTGTATGTTTTTCATATTTTTTTTTATTTAAATTAATATTAATCATCAGAATAATATATAAAACAACCGCTAAATATTTCATTACCAATCATCATTAGTTTCTAATGAGTCTTCGTTTAATGATAAAATAAAACCCTCTTCTAATTCTTTAGAAACAACTCCTGTACCATTACATAATGAACAATCAATATATTCAAATCCTTTACTACCATTAGTTTTAGGAATCATAACTTGTGTAGAACCTACACAAGATGGACATAATTTAGTTTTCATAATTAATCATTTATTGTTTGACATTCTGATACATCAAAAATACTTGGTTTTTCACCTTTATTTTTTTCTAAAACTAATTTTAAATTTGATGAATAATATCCATTGTTATAACCATAGCCAGGAATTCTTAATGGAAAATTATTTGTAGATTTTAATTCAATACCATAATCTTCTATTCTATCAAAAAATTCATCATTGTCTAAATTGAAATTTAAATCTTTAAAATCGTTTTCAGTAATATCATTAAAACTTAAAAAATGATTTTCACAACAATCTTGATCGTGATCAGAATATAATTTATATCCATTTTCAAAATAAATAATTCCGTCTTTTATTTCTTTAATTTTTGTAGTCATTTTAATAATTTTTTAATAATTGTTTTCATAATAATTTATTTTTTGAGATTCTTGTAACCAATTCTCTTGGTTAATTTCTAAATGATCCATTATTTGATGAATTGTTACATCCATTTCTAAATCTTCTTGAATTTTTTCAGAAATTAATATTGGATTAGTTATTTTATGTTCCTCCATTACTAAATCAATAGCAAAAACATACTCTAGAATTTTATTCATTAAAATAATTTTAATTGGTTTAAATTATACATTTTATCTATTATTGTTTGAGTTTTTCTAATATAATAACTATAATTAATATGATAGTCTTTCCATTCTTTTTTTTCATAATTATTAAATATTATCACACCTTCCCCAACATTCATATTATCTAAAGTATTTTTAGAGCTCTTTTTCTTATATAAATAAGCCCCTTTTTTACTAAAATAATATCTATTGAGGTTTTGTTGTAATTCTCCATTATGAAAAACTCGATATTGTTTAGAAACTTTATTGCTTTTACAATAATCATAGATGTGGAGATTATATTTATCTGGATTTGTAATAAATTCTGTGGGTAAAATATTATTTATAAAATACTGTTCTAAAGCTTTAGCAATCACTAATTCATCTGTAGAGTCTCCTAAAGGAATGTCTTTGTCATATCTAAATGATTTACCTTTTCTTTTAATCTTACCTCCAGATTTAACATTAACTTTATTTAAATTATCATCCAGCATATATTCTTCATAAATATTAGATAAATAAAAATTAGTATTTTGAAAATAAATACCATTTAATAAACAAAACTCCCATTCAATTTGAAATTCTTTTGCAATATTAATAGCAACTTGATGATACTCGTTGATTTTATTTTTAGGACATTTAACTAAAGTGCCGTCAGTGTTAGTAAACAGTATTTCAATTCCGTGAAAGTTCAACTCTTCCATAAATCTTAACTGAATCATTTGACCAAACACCCTTAAAGCCAATATGTGTTCAGGACTGTATAACCAAGTTACACTAGAATCAACTAAACCTGAAAAAGCATTGTTACATAATTTAAGAAAAGTGTCTTTCTTTTTATCCCCCGCTCTTTTAGCAATAGTTCTATCGTCAATCATTTGAACGTATTTATCTAATAAAAGATGTAATTCTTTTCTAAGAAATTTATATTTTCTAAATAATGTTGGATATAGTCCAGCCACATCAGCGTCTATAATATAATAATCTTCAGATTCTTTATAAATTTGAAAATTATTAACAGAATGAATACCTCCCTGACTTATAGATAGCATCACAGAATGATTATTTTGATGAAATGGAATTTGTTTTAAAAAGTTATCAGTATTATAAGAATTAGATATGTCTGTATAAATATCTTGAAAAAATTTAGTTTTAAATTTAACCTGTGGTAAATAATCACCAATTCTCCAAGGAGTAGGTTCGTATCTACTTTCTCTAATTCTTTTTTTATATTTCCAATAAGGTTCGAAATTATAATCACGAATACTACTATTATAAGTATTTTGACAATAATATTCTAATAAATATTCAGATGCAATTTTAGGTGCATCCATACTCCAACACTCTAAACCATATTCAGACTTGATATAAGCACGAAGTTTAATATCCTCATCCATTTTATTACATAATAACTCTAAAATACCTAAATCATGTTGTTGATTATAATGTCTTAATTTTGGTAAATCTTCAACTTTAAGAATTGTATCAGGCTTATAAGGCAATTCTTGTATTACATCATAACCTAATTGAATCGCCAATGCTTTTAAAGATAACTGTTTAGAAATTCTTAAACCTTTACTCCAATATAAATATAAATCTACGGAAATCCAATTAGATTTAACATATCTAATTTTTTTAACATCTTCGTCAAAACTATCGTCAATAATTTTATCTGAAAACCATTTTAAATCTACACATATGTCAATCCAGTCTAAATATTTATACTTATTATAATTTTGTAAGAAGTACTTAATTAAAGGTTCATCATAATTAACACCGTTAAAAGTTATTAAAAAACCATCGTAATTATTAAACCATTGATAGATTAAATCTAAATCATTTCTTTCTTCTGAAATTTCATAAAAACATCTTTCTGTTGTGTTTAATTGCTTAATACCACAACAGAAATAGTTTTTATAACACTCAATGTCGAATAGCTCTTTACGCATAATATTCAAATTTATATCCTAAAGGGAAATGTTTACTTTTTCTATTTGTAATTTTACCAATATACATATGAAATGTTTTTGGTAAAATATTAAAATAATTTGCACAATCTTTACAAGATTCAAATATTTAATCAATTAATATTTCTCCATTACAACTACCCCTTTTGAAAAATTTTCATCGTCAATAATTGATATGGATTTAACAATATATCCTTGACTTACCATTGATTTCACGTAATTAGTGATAATAATTTCAATTCCAGACATTGTTCTAATCGGTTTTATAATAACTGATTTAGGAATTGCGGGTTTAACTGTTAGTAAACCTGTATTAGGAACTGTTGCAGCAATCGAGATTGTTACGAATACACCTAATAAGAATATTAGAATATTATTTTTCATTAATAAGTTAATTTTTGATTAGGTTGTTTACAAGTAGAACCAAATAGTTTCCATAAATTCTCAACTTCTTTACCAGGAAGATAATGATTTTCAAGACTGTAATCCATAAGCTTTTTAAACGCATATTTTCTACCAACAAGTTTGTTTGGTACATCACCGTGACGAAGTTTAACTTCTCTAGTTACAACTTCTTCATTTGTTTGAACATTTTTAGCAACTGCTGTAATTGTTCCATTTTCATCGTATTTAAAAAATACTTTTGTTAAATCTGTTTTCATAATTTTTTATTTATTTAATTTAGGACAAGATTTCATTTCTGTTTTTGTATCATAAACACCCCCTCCGTCTGGAGATTGATACCATCTTTCACCATTTACTTTTGTTTCTTGTACTCTAATTTCTCTACCTGAATCTGTTTTAATTGTTGGTAATACTTTGTGATTTTTCATAATTTTTATTTATTTGTTATTAATTATTTTATAATTTCTGCCCATTTACCATCATGTGAATGAATAACCGCATAAAAATGACCATTGGCGTTTGCTTCATTTGTATTAAAAAGAACGGTTCTTAAATATTTATATTTAAAATTTTCATATTCTTCTTGACTATGATCTTTAACAGTAAATATATTTCCAGAATTTGGAGATTTAAATTTAGTCCCAATAGGGTATAATATTTTAGCTTTTTCTAATAAAACTTCTTCTTTAATAACTTTAGGTTCAATATAATGTTCAATATTATTAATATTAATACCTTTACCTTTATGTTTGTTTGTAATAGCACATACACTAGTTTTAATGTTATTATATCTAAAACTTTCAATTGTAAATTTAACACCTTTATTATTACCTTCAATAGGAGTTACTGTATCACCAATAAAAAATTGACTACCTTCATTATTCTCAACTTTAGTAATAGTTTCAATTGTCTCAATTACTTTAAATTGTGGTAATGGTTTGATCGTTTCTTTAGCTTTTACACAATCATCAAATGAAATAAATTGATTTTCAATAGTTTCTTCTTTTAAAACATATTTTTTGAATTGTTCAAAAGTTATTTTTGTATGATTTTCAACTGTATTATTATTATATGGTGAAACATAATTACGTTTATTTTCAGATATTGCAATAACAGTATTATGTGCACTAGGGTGACCATATCCATTATCTCTAAACCATTTATTAATAGTTTTATAATTTTCATAAGTTCTTAAAATGAACCATTTCTCAGGTAACACAAATTCAGGTTCTTTAACTACAAATTGAGCATCATATACTTCTTTTGTTGATGGTTTGAAAAATATAGTGTTTGTATAATAATTATCATATATACATAATTTTCCAGATTCAAAATTAAAACTTCTATCTTTGTTTACTTTATAAATTTTACCAAATTTCCAAGAATTATCTTGGGTATTAATACATTCAACATACTCAGGAATAAATGTTTTCATCGCTTCATCTTTTTCAATGTATTTATTTAATCGAATACATTCTCTTAACCAGTGTTGCTCCTCTTCGCTGGCTAATCTATTTGTTCTATTTAGTGTATGATAACACCAGCAGGAGTTAATGTTAAATCTTTTATTACTGTTTATAAAAGTAGCATCTCCTCTACAACTTTCAGAGTCACTTTCTTCATTATCAGGATTTATCACCAATCCTATCATCCAAAAATTACCCTGTTCAACATAATAAATTTCGTCTTTGTTTACCTTTTCCATATTTTTTTTTTATATAGTTTATTTAATTGAAGCACCCAAGTCTCGTGTAATGACGCAGAGGTGTTACTTTTATTGAATTTAGGTCGAGTATGATTTCGACCTTCATTAAGTTTTTTTTTAAAGTATACTCGATTTTTTCTAGAACCATGTCTTTTAGTTTAATACGTGTACTCATTGTTTGATTATTAATATTAATATTATTTTTAATTAATCATAATATAATTTTATTATTTAAAATAAATTGAGCTACTTTAACATTATAATATCTGGACCGACCTGTTTACGGTTTCCAGACTAAGACTCGAACTTATTAATATAATACCAAACCTTTACGGATTGTTTCACTCAATTTAAAACTAACTAACTAAACAATGTATTATGAAAACATAGTTTGTGGACAGTTGTGGACTCGAACCACTGTGCATCAAATCTGACACCTATCAGAATACTGTCCATTTTTATTATTTTACAACCATCTAGGAGGTTTTTCAGGTAATGGTGGTAAAATTGTCACCATATAAATAACCCAATAAATTAATGATGGAACAATCAACACACTTATTACTAAGTTTGTGTTAACATTATTCCAAGAGTATTCTTCTTTATTAATTTTTATTAACACACTTTTGTTTATATAGTAACACATTACCATTGTAATGATTACTGTAAATATGATTATTAAATTTGTTTCCATGATTACTTTAATTTAATTGCTAAATCAGCAATAGTTTTTAATGCTCCAAATTCTGGATTTATAAAACCTGTTATCATATCATTAAAATGCATTATAGTTAATACTGAACCAACAATAGATATTGCTGCACACATTATACATGATAATTCATAATGAGCACAATTTCTTACTCCCCAATTATTTTCACAAGCGACATTAAATCTATACCAAAAATGTATCCATGATAATATTGTACCAATTAAACATAATAAAATAGCAATGGACCATACTAATTGCTGTCTTACTAATATATACCATAAAGCATTAGCAGTTGTTTTAAGTTCAGTCGCTAATAATTTAATAGCTGATTCAACTTTAGGTGATAATGATTTAACATCCTTATATACGATCGAGGCGACTTGTTTACTATCGCTATAAACTGTTGATACTCCATTTTTAGAGTCGTTTAATATTTTATCAACTTGTTTTGATTGTGCAAAAGTCAGAGTCATTGACATAATTGCAATAAATAACATTATTTTTTTCATAATTAATTATTTAAATTCTCCAACATTTTCATACCAATATGCTTAGGTTTGGTATGATTAATTGTGGAAGTAAGTGGAGGTGTATTACAAATGTATTTAATATATAACATCCGTACATAATCTATGTACGGTTTTGATAAGTTGGTTAACTTATTTATTCTATCGAATTCATCTTGATGCACCTGTAACATCTTTGGTTGTTCATTATTAATCCTTTGTATCATTTTAAATGGGCTCGGAATATTATATCCTAATGCTGTTGTTGTCATAATTTTTAGTTTTAGTTTAATTTGTTAGTTTTGTTTTTAACAATATTCATCCATATCATTATCTTTATAATAATATGATTTATAAATAATAATTTTGGTTTCTTTTAACTTACCAAATATAAATTTTTCTTTTTTATCAATTGTTATAACATCATAACCTTTTAGTTCTTTACTTACAACTTTATTTTTAATTAAAGGGTTGTTAGTATCTCTAAGAATTTCTAAAGTGGTTGTTTTGTATTCTGTACTATTACTTTTAATTATTCTATATGTAATATAGGCAATTAAAATTGTAATTAATATATAAATTAAATAGTTCATAATTATTTAGTTTTAGTTTAATTAAATCACCTAAGCAAAAGGCGTTAATATATTTTATTATTTCTCATTTTTGTTTTAACCAAGTTCTGTCCATATGATAATTTAATAAAAATTAACTTCTGCAAATTTTGTTTTTTATAATATAATAAGTTGTGACCGTATTGTTTGCAAGTAAACGTATCGGGATTAGACTGTTTGATTATAATAACTCATTCCCAGCCATTTTAGGGATTAGGTGATTTAATTTAAAGTTTTATGTTAAACTAATGTTAACAATATTCATTTTGATTCTATACTTGGATGTAGAATCAATCATATGTCGTTGCAAAGAATTTAATGATTTTCTAAATTCAACAGGATTAGATTTTTGAAATTCTTTATAATCTCTTTTAGCTACTTTTCTTTCATTTTTAGTGAAATGAAGTTCTTTCTCGATTGCGATTGATTCATCTGTTTCAGAATCAATAGTATATTTGACAGCTCTTTTATCCCAAGTGGTGTCTGCAAATAACTGATGCATTTGAGCTGTAGTTCTAATACGACCTTTTTCATTAACAAGTGCGTGTGTACCAATAGGTTGTATGATTTTTGTACCATTCTCTAATGTGTAAGTGATTGTGTTCATAATGTTTATTTAATTAATTAATTTTTAATTTATTGAGTTTTTATGATAATTTAGTTTAGAATATTTATTTATCCAAATGAAATTAACATTTTCGTTGGTAGTGTAAAACTCTAATTGAGTTTCTAGTTTTTGATACCCTTTTACAAGGGATATGTTTAATATTAATGAAAATATTAAAACAATTATTAACATTATTGTTTTCATAATTACTGTTTTTGCAATTCAGTTAAAAACATAATCAATTGTTTATCATCTAAACAATCTGGGTTTAGTTTATCATATTTAACCAATACGTGATTTTTAACGAATACTTTATCTTTAACAGGTAACACATCCCATTTACTAAGAATTAAATTTAATTCTTTACATATTTGAACTTTTATTTTTGGTGGAGGACATTGTGCCCATAATGATATAGTTGTTACTAATATCAATAATAATATTAACTTTCTCATAATTTTAATTTAAATGATTATTTTTTTATGTCGTATTTATCGACCTTTTTATTTTGATTCTCTTTTGCAGCTTTTATAGCTTCTTCTCTTAATCTACGCTCATAGTCTTGTATTGACTCTGCTTTATTCAAAGGTCTACTTAATTTAGTCATAGTTTATTTTAATTTTGAATTTACTAAAGTTGTTATTTCTTCTAAAAGTTTTTTTGTAAAACCAGTATATTGTCTAGAGGTTATTATTTTTTGAACATCATTTAATGATAAACAAGGTTTATTCATTAAAATATATTCCTCAGCTTTTTCTTTTGTTGAAAATCCAACAGCTTTGCATTCATATTTTTTAGATAATAAGGATTTAATAGATATTTCACCTAAATCATCATTGTATTTATTACAATTAACTTTTGAAAAAGTATTAATATTTACCCAATAAATATTATCATCTTCAAAAATATTAACACCATCTTCAGTTGTGAATAATGGTTGTTTAACTTTTTGTAAATATTGAAAAGTTGTTAAATATCCTTCACCTTCTATATTAATAGAATTTTCTGATATTTTAATTTTTTCTATTTTAAAGTTTCCAAAGTTTTTACTAAAAGTAGATGTTACTTTATCACCAATAGTAAATATTTCACCATCTGATAATCTTTTAACTGAATGAATTTTCCAATACGGTTCAATTGTCGCATCTTGATTATAAACTTTTACAATAAATTCATTATCATTTGTAATTACACTTAATATTTCATAATCTTTTTCAACAACTGGTTGCCAAAATTCATTATTTTCTGAATAATATCTTGTTTCTGAATCTATTTCAATAATAGTTCCTAATACATTAAAACCTGGATAAGTTTTTATAAGTTTGTATTTCATAATATTTGTTTTAGTTAATAATAATTGTTGTAGTCAGGACAGGATTCGAACCTGTATCTGAGGTGGCAGGGTCTACTGCATCACCTTGCTTTATCCAATTACGCCACCTGACTGTAATTATAAAAATAACACTGTAGGTTGTCAATCTACATTTCCCCAATTATAAGTTTTATACTTATACATTTACAATTCAACGTGGTTTTGTAAGTGCTGCTCATAATTGTTACTATATTAAGGGTTCTAGACATTTGAACTAAATGTTATTTATAATAGTATTTAATCTTTAATGTCCTTTAAAAACTACTAAATGTGGACAATTAATTTATTTTAAAACCCTCTGTATTCGGTTATAACTTGCATCTATTTTACAATACGCCTATACTCAGCCAATTCAACTTATAACCGCTAACCCTTGGGAAGTTAGAATGATACATTATTATGCTAGTTACACAAACCTATCTAGCAGACATCGTTTACGTTGAGCCACAAAGGGCTGATGACTATATTTAATAGTGGAGTAGGTGGAGATGGGCTCCACATCTTTCGTTGGATTTATTGATATCACCCTATTTGTTTTATATAATCAGTCAACCCAGCATTACCTGTAATTGACTGACTAAAGTTTTTTTACGTTTTATAATGTCTTAATTTTAATAATTCTGCAATTTTACATAACCCATCTTTAAAAGAGTATTCTGAGCTATTTAATAATGATTGATAATCTTTACCAATTGCAATAATTTTATTTTTGTTAGATAATATAAATACTTTAATAGTATTAGATTCATTTTTTACACAATCTAAATAATTATCGTCAGATTGTTTAATATTAACAATAGATTCAGGCGCTACTGTAGATGTTAACCATTGTTTAGTAAAAGGATTCATAATTTTGTTATTTAGTCAGTTAATAATTTGTTTTATTCTCCACCTTCAATAGAGATAATATTTGGTATTCCAGTTAATATAATTTCTTCACAATCATATCCATCCCATAATATACCAAATGGAAATAATGAAATAGCTTCATCTTTATTAAAAGCCTCTACTATTGCAACTCTTTCACCATAATTGGTATTCCAAGTAAATTTAAATAGTTTAGTAATCATAATTTGTATAATTTAGTTATTTAGTCAGTTAATAATTAATACAGATATTATCTGTATTGAGGTGGTGTAATATTTATTACTACGATGATGATTGTGATAAGTACTGTTAAAAATACGATTGAATTTTTCATAATATTGAATTTAGTCAGTTGATAATTAATTTAAATGAATTTGATGAATTTTAGTTTAATATATTTTACATTTTTACGTAATGGAGTTTTTGAAAACCTCCAATCGTTTTTATTGAAGTTTTTATGATATCCACAATAATAAGTATTTAGTTTAACCCAAACTTTATTATCGTTAAGATACTCTGCTTCAAACTCGCTAAAAAAAGCTCTGTTTATGATTCTAATTGTAATGTAATTAGACCATTTGATTATAAATTGTATCATTTACGATAATAATTAAGTTAATCTTGTTAATAAATATGATTGTATGTTGAATAGAATAATTGTTAAATCAGTCTATGATGTGTGTGTAAAAGCTATAACATTTATAACTTGATGTAATTTGGATGAAGTGATATGTTATGGAATGATGGGGTGGTTGTATTAGTCCACGTCTAACAATCCCAGTGAATACGCCACTTCATAGAGGTTTTGATAAAATAATAGTAGTTGACTGTCTTACGCATTTAGACGATTTCCACACGAATGTAGAATCTGTGGATTTGAACCACTATCTTTCAACTACTATTTTAAAAATAAAGGTTTTGTACATTATAGATAACCTCTAACTATCTACTATTACTGATAGTATCTTTATGTAAATAAACAATTCCAGTCAAGTCTTTAACGGAGACCTCATTAAGACAGCCTTAATTTACAATGGATCAATGTTTAGCCATTTAATAATGAATATTTATACCTTAATATATAGGTACAATTTATTGCAATAGTCACCAATTAAAATTTTAGCAATAATAAGGTAATAAACTTCGACAAAAACTTCCTGTTACAAACTCCCCACCTGAACTTATCTGTTACAATATGAAGTATCGGTTGATCAGGTCAAAGCAAATTACACTAACTATTAACTAAAATTTAATTGATAACATTTAACACTATTATAACTTATTATATGATTTACTTTGCCCGTGCGACAATTTCAAAGGTTTAGATGATTTACGCCTTATTTAGCTCATAAATCATCACACATAATAAGTTATTATAGAGTCAAAAAAAATATAAGGACTCCGAAGAGTCCCTATAGATTATGCTTCTACAGCAATAGGTTCAGCAGCTACAGCAACAGGAACAACCACATATTGACGGTTTAGTTCCATATACTTATCAGCAGGACACAATCTAACTTGAGAGTAACGATTTAATACTTCACCTGTTGAAGGATTCGTATCAGACTCCTGAGTTTTGTAGAATGGAGTTTTGCTGAATGCGCGATAAGTTGTTAACTTACCAGCATTGATAGCTGCAATAACCATATCAACCTGTTTAACAACAGCTGCTTCACTGTTACCTTTGATAAACATAATATGTTTCTCTTCAGTAACAAAGCCTGTTTCAAGGTTGAATGATTCATTAATGTTCTGTACAGCAGATGAAACGATTTTACCGTTAGTCCATACAGATTTTCCGTCTTTTGAGAATTTAGTTGCGCTCATAACATAAAGTATTGTGAGTTGCGATCGAGACACGATTTCAACAACTCTGATTAAGTAGGGGAATATCCCCAAAATTTGAAAAGAGTGGGGGTGATGTTTCTATTAGTTAACGATCACGATCAACAAAACTTTTTAAAAATTTTCCAAAAAAAATATTTTTACAATAAATTATTATGTAAACGCTATAGGTGAGTAACAATTTATGTAAAATAATTCACTTTTTATTAGGATTTTACAAATAAATGTTGTATCTTTGCACTATTAAAATAATTACGCAACTTATATAGGTGGTTGTTGCTATTTCACAGTATATTTAATATACAATCTAGGGCAAAAGAAGATATGTGAATAGATAACGGGTTTTAAGGGTATGACGACTTCAACAAACTATATAAGCCAAGGTGTTTCTCAGAAAGCAAATTCTGGGGAAACCCTTTTGTGTTTAATTGTTAAATAATTATTTAAATATTCCTATAATATGGTTATGGGTAACTTATATCTACACCTTTCTCTTAATTGAGGAGGGTTTTTTTATGTCTAAAATTTATTTTACATATTTTTGTAAAATAATTGCAAAAATATTAGGAATTGTCATTTAAATTGATTACCTTTGTATAGAATTTAAAAATAAAGATAATGAAAGAAAATAATACAGAACTTTTTAGATCAGATTATAAATTTACAAAACAAACATTAGATAATATACCAAAAGAAGTTATTGAAAAACAATTTATAATTAATTTCTTTAGAGAGTTACCAATTGAACGTTTGAAAAAACTAATCAATTTTAAAGAGATTGATTTTGAAAATAAAAACTTATGGGGAGATTCTAGAGAAGATAAATATCTTTATGAATTATTATCTCAATTAAGAATAGAAAATGCAGTGCAGTATACTTGTGAATTAAAACTATAAATAATGGAAGAAGATAATACACAATATTTTAATGATGAATGGAATGGTTCATTATTAGATAATCCTAAAATAAGACAATGTCAAGAGTTATATAGAATAACATCAATGAAGTTAGAAAAATTATTAGAGGAAGAATTAATTAAAAATCATTCAAACGGAATAACAACATTACCTAAAGAATATAAAAACATAAAAGATGCTGATAAACATACAAAATAAATATAACGAAATAGAACAACATGTTATAGCTAATCAAAAAGACATTTTTAATATGTATAATTATTATACTAAGAAGTGGAGAGGATCCAGATTAAATGATGTCAATGTCAGTTTATTTCTAGGAGATGGTAATATACCTACAGTACAAATATTTATTAGAAATAAGACTGGTTACATTAAGAAACACATATTGTTCAATAAAGTCGGAGATAAGATTAACGATATTAAAACTTTAAATACAACCTTCTAATGATAGATATAGCAAACGATAATTTAGATAACGAATTAAATATTAAGAAATTTATGGACAATAAGAACAATCCTAAAGAATTAGAATATTGGAGAAATATATTTCCAACTAAAACAGATAATGAATTAGAAGAATATAGAACTAGATGGAGTAAAGAGGATTCTAAATATTTAAAATTTGAAAGACTATAATATGACAGATATTGAATTTGTATTATCGTTAACACCAGAACAAGTTTATAAATTTACAGAATTTAATTATGAAAGAGATTTTACAGTAGGTATAATATCTGATATGTTATATGTACATGATAAAACAAATGGTAGTAATTATAGAATGAATTACAAATGGATTAATAATAAATGGGAAGAACATGCACACATTTAATAAAAATGGAATGAGAAAGAAAAATGTTTTAGATAAACTTAATACTAAGAAACAAGTTAAAACATTTTATACTAAGTTAAGACAAATTAATGAATTATCAGATTATCTTAAAACATTAGAAGATAAAGTAACAGAAGATAATATCGATTCTATTGTACCAGAGTTAATTGGTAGAGATTTAGATTCAATGGAGAAGAGTTTAATATTAGCAAGATTGAGTAATGAGTAAAGAAATCACCGCTCAAAATATTTATAACTTCATAGAAGGTAATATTAGATTAAAAACAAAGAGTATTCAACCATCACATATTAAAGAGCAAATAGCCTTTAGACTTCTTAAATGTAAAGATGACTGTACTAAGAAAGGAAAATGTATTGCATGTGGATGTGATTTTCCAGATAGAGTATATTCATCTGAATCATGTAATCCTGATAGATTTCCAAATTTTATGAGTGGTTTAGAATGGGAAGAATTTAAATTTAAAAATAAAATAAATGAATAATATCGGAATTTATAAAATAATATCTCCATCAGGAAAAATTTATATTGGTCAAAGCATAAATATAGAAAAAAGATTTAAATCATATTCTAAAAAAGGTCAATGTAATACTCAAATAAAGTTAAATAATTCATTTTTAAAATATGGATCTGTTAATCATATTTTTGAAATATTAGAATTATGCGATATTGAAAATTTAAATAATAGAGAAAGATATTGGCAGGATTATTATAATTCAATATGTCCATATAAAGGTTTAAATTGTAGATTAACTACATCAAAAGATAAATCTGGATTTATATCTAATGAAACAAGATTTAAGATGTCCAAAGTACATAAAGGTAAAAAAATGTCTGAAGAAAGTAAGTTAAAAATGATAGAATCTAGAACTAAAGTTGTATTAGAAATTACAACAGGTGTATTTTATACAATAAAAGAATTATCAGAACTTTTAAAAATAAAATCTCAAACTTTAAGAAATAAATTATCAGGTTGTAATAAAAATAAAACTAATTATAGATACGTATAGTTATGCAAAAAGAATACACAATATACGAAAAAGATTTAAAGGTAGCATTAGATCATTTAGATACTTTTCAAACTAAAATGGAATTGTTTACAGGTAAATATCCTAGATTCTCATATAACGTTAAAGTAACAAAACAAGAAGATGGATGGTTAATACTATTAAATATTAAAACTAAAGATGAGCAAAGAAATACTCAAACAGCTCAACAAACTGTATAAGCATGTTGAGTATTATAACACATACACTCCGTTTCCTTTTTATGATACGGAGTGGCAACAAAATATTAAGAATTATATAAATAAAATTATGAATGAGAAGATTAAAGACTATGATAAAGAACCAGTCTTTGCTTGTAAACATTGTGGTACATTAGTTGTACCTAATCAATACGAAGTAGATGATGATGGTAATGAAATATGTATGAGATGTGGTAGTGTAAACGAAGCAATTGAATATAAAAATATATTTGAATACAATAAAGAACAGAAGATTAAACCTATATATTAAATAAATAAACTATGATAGAATTATTAAATTTTGGACAAGCTATTGAAGCTTTAAAACAAGGTAAAAAAGTAACAAGAGAAGGTTGGAATGGTAAAGGAATGTTTCTAATTTTAAACGGAGGTTATTCTGTCGCTAAAGAAACTTCAAGACCAGATAATATTATAAATGAAAATTTCTTAGAAAAAGAAGGTCAAACTCATTTACATATCGGAAAACATATTGATATGTGGACTGCTCAAAAAAATCTTTGTGTTGGATGGTTAGCATCTCAAACAGATATGTTATCTGAGGATTGGATTATATTAAATAAATAATTATGGATAATTCTGGAATATGGATTAGTGATCCACCAAAAAAAGTAGAAATTATAGAAATGGAAAGGACAAATGGTCCTTGGATTAATGCAGAACATTTTTGGTTTGATATGCATGTTCAAGGTAAATTATCAAAAGAAGAATTAGAACTAAGATTAAAAAATAAATAATTATGGAAAATGTTAAAAACGCAACTATAAATGTAAAGATTAAAAATTTCTTCTTTAGATATATTGAGTTTTTAAAACCTTTTCACAAACTTCAAAAACAACATTATACAGTAGTTGCTTTGTTATTATATTATCATTATCAGTTTTCTAAAGAGATTACTAATAATAAAATTCTATGGAAAACAGTATTTGATTATGATACTAAAATTTTAATTGCAGATGAATTAGGAATTGGGATACAGAGTTTGGAAAACTTATACACTAAACTTAGAAAGGCTAAGGTTATAATTGATAATGAAATATCTTCTGTATATATTCCTCAAATGGATAAGAAGAATAAAACATTTACTATTAATATTAATTTTAAAATTATAGATGGATAAAATTCAAGAAAAAAAAGTAAATGATATTATTCATACAATAGGTTTAAATAATAATCTTAGAGATTGTGAAGTAAAAGAAATGGTTGAATCACAGTTTAGATTTATGTATGAGAAAATTAAAGAAATGTCATTAGATACAATGACTGCTGAAGAAATTGATAAATTAAAAACAAACTTCTTTTTTAAATACTTGGGAAAAGTATATACATCAGGAGAAATAGTAGATAAACATAAATATAGATTACAAAAAAGTAAGGAAGAAAGAGATGAGAGAGAACGTAACAGCGTATGATGCTTTAGAGATTAGTAAAGAATGGTTAGAACAACCAATGTTTAATAAAGTAATTATTACTTTAAATACAGAAAATACATTAGATAGTTTAGATTTATCTGATAATGCAATGAGTCAGTTTCAATATATTATTGCAAAGGGTCCTAATTGTCACAATATCGAAGTAGGTGATAAAGTTAGATTAGATTTAGATAAAATGTTAAAGAAGTCTATTAATCCAAATAACTCACATGAAGATATTGCAACAATACAGTTAGACCCAATTGATTTCCAAGATAGAGTATTTGCAATTATTGATGATAGAGTTATTAAAACTAGATTTATGAATTCTAAAGAATTACAAACAAATGAATAAACTTATAACCCGACCATAACAAGTCGGGTTTTGTTGGTATAAACTAAAATTAAAAATATGAATGGATTCACACTCCGTGATGGGGTATTAACTGTGGATGATAATTTGTGGGGACTTGAACCGTTTAAAAAAATATTAAAGCGTGATAAAAGTCGTACTAAAGATACTGCTTTAAAAGAAATGTTATTTATATATTATTATACAGATATTAAATCTGATTATCTAATTATAGATTCTAAATTTAGAAAGGAAGAGATTATAAAAGATATTGGTTTACCTGATGGTTGGAAAATAGATTCCACAATGCAGGAAGCTATTGACTTTTATGAAGAACGAAGTCTCACTGTAATAGGTAAATTATATAAGAATGCTTTAGCTGCAGCTAACGATATATCAGAATATTTAACTAAGACTAAAGAGTTGTTAGAAGAACGTGATGATAGAAATAAACCAGTAACTACATTAACAACTATTGTAGGTGGTATTAGTAAAATTAAAGTTGTAATGCAGGATTTAAAAGCTGCAGAAAAAGAATTGATTAAAGAGAAAATAGAAACTGAAGGTAGAATGAAAGGTCAGCAGGCTTTTGGTTTATTTGAAAATGGGTTAAATTATGAATAATATGATAGAAGAAATTACATTTAGTAAAGAAGTTAGAGATAAGTTATTATCAGGTATTAATAAAGCTTGTAAGGCTGTTTCTGCGACACTAGGTCCTAATGGTAAAACTGTTATTATAAGTGACGCAAGTAAATTTGGTCAATATAAAGTGACCAAAGATGGTGTCAGCGTTATAAACAGTATAACACTAAAAGATCCTATTGAAAATATAGGTGTACAATTACTTAGAGAAGCGGCTAAGAAAACTGTAGAGGAAGCTGGAGACGGAACTTCAACCTCAACTGTATTAGCTACAGCATTTGTCAACAATTTAAAAGACCTCAATACAGTTGATATTAATAAAGCTTTTGATGAGATTATACCAAAAGTTATTGAACAATTAAAAATTAATTCACGGGAGTTAAAACATGAAGATATTAAACACGTTGCTAGTATATCTGCTAATAATGACTTACAGATTGGTGAACTTATTCAACAGGCTTATAATCATTCTGATATAGTTAAGATTGAAGAGAGTTTTAATACAGAAGATGTGTTAGATACTTTACCAGGAATGTCACTTCCAGTAAGTTATTTTTCTAAACATTTTATCACAAATCAATCCAAAGGTATTTGTGAATTTACAAATGTTAATACTTTAATTATTGATGGTAAGTTAGAGAAATTAGAAAACTTTAGAAGTGTATTAGAATTAACACAGCAACCCAATAATTCATTATTGATAATTGTTGAGGATATTCACGAACAAGCTCTTAGAAAGCTTGAAACTTTTGTTCTATCCCAAACATTACCTATATGTGTTATTAAAGCTCCAGGCTTCTCTAAACACCGTAAAGACCTATTGCAAGACTTATGCGACTTTACAGGAAGTACTTTGATTACAGATTTGTATAAAATTTATAACACAAACATTCTTGGTAAATTACAATCTTGTAAAATATCTAAGAATAATAGTATATTGGTTAAAGATGATAATATTGATATTACTGATAAATTAGAAGTTCTAAATGAATTATCTAAAAATGCGGAATTAACAGAATACGATAAAGATTTAGTTAAACAAAGAATTGAATATCTAAAAGGTAAAATATCTATTATTAAAGTTGGTGGTAAATCGGAACTTGAAATGAAAGAACGTTTTGATAGATATGATGATGCAGTTAAAGCAGTAGCTTGCGCATTAGAAGAAGGAATTGTTCAAGGTGGAGGATTGGCTTTGTATTTTGCAGGTCAGAATTTTGCAAAGTCCATGAAAGGTTTATATAGTCCATCAATTGAATTAGAAATTTTAAAAGCAATAAATACACCCTGTGATATTTTAGCAATTCCTGTATTAACAGATATGTTTGATAAAAATATTATAGACCCACTTAAAGTTACTAGGTGTGCATTAGAGAACGCCGTATCTGTAGCTAAAGTTATACTAAGTACTGAAGCTGTGGTTTTAAACGAAATTGAATGGAGGGAATAGAAGTTTTATATAAGATGAATGGGTATCAAACCCCATTAACCGAGGAAGTTAAAAATAAACTACCAAGAGAAGTTTATTTAGAATTAATAGATACTTTAAGTTCGATTACCTTTATTAAAAATTTAATTGCAACAGAGGAGATTAGAGGTTATGCTAAAGATAAACCAAGGTCTGTAGATTACGATGATGGTAGAATAGAAGTTGATTTGACTAAACCTCACATTCTTGAAGATATGGATTTCTTTAGAGAGAAAGCTTTATTCTTTGAGAAACATGGTAAATATACAAATCTTACTCCTAACCCAAATCCTAAATCTGAATATGGTACATTTTGGAAACAAGAATTATATAGATGGAAACATGGTTTAGTTCGACCTAGTGATGGAGAATGGATTCCTGGAGAGTTATATTTCTATTGGAACTATTCTCCAATTTGGTTAGTTGAACAAGCAGGTACACAATCTGACGGTACTAAGTCACAAGGTGAACGTGTACGTAAATTTGCTAAACCTTGGTTAGGAGATTACTTATTTCATCATTATGTTGAACAATGTAAGCGTAGAGGTAAACACGGTAAAATGTTAAAATGCAGAGGTGTGGGTGCGAGCTTTAAAGCAGCATCTTGGAGCCCTCGTAATATGTACGTACATTCTGGTTCTGGTAATCCTAATTTTCATTTAGCATCTGATAAAGGATTTTTATCTGGAGATAAAGGTATTTGGGGTAAAATTGTAGATTGTTTAGACTGGATTGCAGAAACTACTCCACTTGAAAGAATGAGAGTTGTAGATAGAGCAGGTAGTACATTAGAAATACAATTAGGATTTAAAGATGAGTATGGAGTCCGTAAAGGTAATTTAGCTTCTGTACACGGTATATCGTTAAAAGATAATCCTGATAAAGCTAGGGGTATTCGTGGACCACTTATTCATTATGAAGAAGATGGTCTTTTTAACAACCTAGAGAAAGCTTGGAACGTTAATAGAAAAGCTGTTGAGGATGGTAATACTACATTTGGGTTTATGATTGCAATGGGAACTGGTGGAGTTGAAGGTGGATCTTTTGAAGGTTCTGAAAAACTATTCTACAGTCCTGGAGCATATAATGTTTATGGTATTCCAAATGTATTTGATAAAAATGCAAATGGGGATACACTATGTGGATTCTTTTGGGGAGCGTACATGAATCGTAAAAATTGTTATGATGAAGAAATAGGAGAACCTGATATTATTAAAGCTTTAATTGAAATATTATTAGATAGACACTTAGTTAAATATAGTTCTACAGATCCATCTGCAATTACGCAGAAAAAAGCAGAAGAATGTGTCACTCCGCAGGACGCGATAATGCGTACTGAAGGTACTGTATTTCCAGTATCTGACCTTAAAGATTATTTAGAATCTATAATGGTTAAAAAAGAATCTTTCTTAGCGGAACATTATGTTGGAGAATTAGTTAGAACTAATGATGGTAAACTTAAATGGAGATTAAATAATGATAAATTCCCATTAAGAAGTTATGATAAAGATAACGCTAATCGTGAAGGTTGTTTAGAGATATTTGAGATGCCTTCAGAAAATGCAAATGGTGAAATAGCTCATGGTAGGTATATTGCTGGAATTGACCCTATTGATGCTGATTCAGGAACTTCGTTATTTTCAATTCAAGTAATGGATTTATTTACAGATAGAATTGTAGCTGAGTTTTCAGGAAGACCTAGATTAGCTGAAGAAGCTTATGAAATATCATTGCGATTATTAGAATTTTATAATGCAGTAGCTAATTATGAAAAAAACTTAAAAGGTTTATTTAGTTTCTTTGATAAAAAAAATGCTTTATTTAGACTGTGTGACACACCTCAAATTCTTAAAGATATGCAAATGACTAAAGATATGGGATATGGCAACACATCTAAAGGTACGATGGCTAATGCTGAGGTTAATAAGTGGGGTAGAAAATTACAAGCAGATTGGATGAATACTTCTTTAGAAGATGAAGAAAACCCTGGTAAATTAAAACTTCATACATTAAGAGGTTTGGCATATATTGAAGAATGTATTAAATGGAACTCCGATGGTAATTTTGATAGAGTGTCTGCAGGGGGAATGTTATTTATACTTCGAGAAGATAGATATAAACGAACTCAATCTGCAATAGCTAATAAAGATAAACAAATTGATACTTTAGCAAATGATAAATTCTTTAGTAGGAACTTTAATAAATCAAACGCTATGGACAAAAAACAGATATACTATTAATACATGATAAATCACTTTGATTTAGATACGAAATGTTGTATATTGTAAAGTTAAATAAATTTAGATAAATGGAAGGAAGAAATTTAAGAGTTCAACAACCTCGACAAAGATTACCTTATAATAAAAAAGGTAAAGATTGGCGTAAGGACAACATTGATTTCAGCGATAAATACTCATTCTACCACGATGATAGTGTTAGAAGATCTTTTAAAAATAAAGTTATAAATTATAATCTTTATAATGGAATTTTAGATATGGAGGATTTGACTGCGGTTATTAATCCTCATCATTTGGAAGCTAGTTATACACCTAAACAGATTCCTCACATACCAATTATAGTTCCCAAAATAGATTTGTTAGTAGGAGAAGAAATTAAACGTAGGTTTGATTGGTCTGTTATTGTAACTAATCCTGATGCAATTACTAAGAAAGAAGACGATAAGAAGAAATTCTTATTTGATAAACTTAGTAGGATGCTAGAAGAAAACTACCAAGAGGATGAGTTGAAACAAAAGATGGAGGAATTAGGTAAGTACATGAAATATTCATGGCAAGACCTTCGTGAAAAAATGGCTAATCAAATCCTTAGACATTATTGGCAAGAACTGAAGTTTAGTGAAAAATTTACAGAAGGTTTTAAAGATGCATTACTTGTCGCAGAAGAAATCTACTTAGTTGATATCTCTCATGGGGAACCTACATTTGAAAGACTGAATCCATTAAAAGTTCATGCTGTTAGAACTGGTAATTCTAATCGATTTGAAGATGCAGATATTATTATAATGGAGGATCACAAATCACCTAACCAACTTGTGGATGAATATTATGACGAACTTAAACCTGAAGAGATTGATTATCTATTAGAATATTCAACAAGATCTAGTAATGGGACATATTCTGAAGATTATGATAATCATACGTTGTTTAGAGATCGTACAGATTCTGCAGGAATGTTTAATAGTATTTCCCAAATGGCTGAGTTAAATGGTCATTACTTTAATAGTAATTATACTGATGAAAACGGTAATATTAGAGAATTAAAGGTTAGATGGAAATCATTGCGCAGAATTAAAAAGATTAAATTTTACGATGAGTATGGTGATGAGCAATTTAGATTTGAATCTGAAGAGTATAAGGTTGACAAAGTATTAGGTGAAGAATCCACTGACTTTTGGGTATCTGAAGGTTGGGAAGGTGTTAAGTTAGGTAAAGATATTTATCTCAAAATGAGACCTCTTCAAGTTCAATATGTAAAAGCTAATAATCCATCACGAGGTCATTTAGGAGTAATTGGTCAAATATATAATACAAATCAAGGTAAAGCAATATCTTTAGTAGATAGAGCTAAAAACTTTCAGTATATGTATGACGCAATGTTTGATAGACTTAATAAAGCTATTGCTTCTAATTATGGTCGAATAATGCGTTTAGATTTAGCACAAGTTCCAGCTAACTGGGAAATTGAAAAATGGATGCATTTTGCAGTAGTGAATAAAATTGCTGTAGTAGATTCGTTTAAAGAAGGTCAACACGGAATGTCTACTGGTAAACTTGCAGGTAATATGCAAAATCAAGGACAGTCTGTTATTGATATGGAAACGGGTGCTTACATACAACAACATATACAATTACTTGAATTCATTAAAATGGAAATGGGTGAACTTTGTGGTGTATCAAGACAACGTGAAGGTCAAATTTCTAATAGAGAAACTGTTGGTGGAGTTGAACGTTCTGTAAATCAATCTAGTCATATTACTGAATATTGGTATATGCAACACGAAGCTGTTAAAATTAGAGTATTAGAAGCATTCTTAGAAACCGCTAAAATTGCATTAAAAGATATTGAAAATAAAAAGGTTCAATATATATTAGATGATCAAACTATTGAGGTTCTTAATATGGAAGGTGAAACATTTGCCGAATCTGATTATGGATTATTAGTATCTAACACACCTAAGATAATTGAGCTCGAACAAGCTATCAAGCAGTATGCTCAAGCATTTATTCAAAATGGTGGGTCAATGACTACTATCATGGATATTTACTTTAGTCCATCACTAATGGATATGAGACGTAAGTTAGAAATCGCGGAAGAGCAGATGCAACAAAATCAATCTCAACAAGCTCAAGAAGCTAATAAGATTCAACAAGAAGCTAATGCTGCACAAGCTCAATTAGAACAGCAAAAACTTCAACTTGAAGATTTGAAGAATCAAAGGGATAATGATACTAGAAGATATGTTGCTGAATTAGGACGTGAAGTTGGTAGCGACGGTGTAACTGACGATGGTATTGGAGACCCTTTGGAACAAGAGAAGTTTCAATTTGATATAAATAAAGCTAGATCTGATTACAATCTTAAATTAAAAGCGTTAGATAATGATATGATTAAACATGCTGATAACGTAGAATTGAAGAAAGAATCTAATCAAATCTCAAAAATTAAGAAAAAGACAAGTGCATAAACGCTATGGGCGGAAATTAAACAACTAAAGATAATTTAATTTTTAGTTGTTTTCGCTTATAGAATTTAGTATCTTTACATACTTAGAATAAAATATATTAACACATACATATAATCGAATGGAAGACGATAATGAATTAGGTATGGGTTTATTTGAAGGGGGTCAAGAATTAAATTTTAATTTTGATATACCTGAAGATGATCTAGCCGAAGGAGAAGAAAACAATGAGGATGTAAATGCAGATGATGCATTAGAAAATAATAATAAACCCGTTGAGAACGATAGTTCAGAGGAAGTAGACGAGGAAGATGTTGAAGGTGAAGGTGGTGATGACGGTGAGTCTTCTTCCAACTTATATTCTTCTTTAGCCGCCTTTGTTCACGAACAAGGATTGCTACCTTCTCTTGACATCGATTTAAAAGATATTAAATCTGCAGATGATTTTGCAAATGCTTTCAGTAAAGAATTAGATATTCAAGCTGAAATAAAATTCAATGACTATTTAGCTAATATAGATTTAAATAAAATTGGTGTCGCTAAAAAAGAAATTAATGATTTAAATTCAATTAATAATGATTTATTAAAAAATGATATTGAATTAGCTAAACGTATAATTTATGATGATTATATTAATCAAGGTTTAGACGATAAGAAAGCTAATAGATTATTAAACCGATTAATTGATTTAGGAGAAGATGCAATTTTAGAAGATGCTGAAGAATCCTTAGAAAGTCTTAAAGAGTTTAAAAATCGTGAAATTGAAAAAGAAGCTACTGCTTATAAAGCTAGATTGGAATCTGAGAAGATTGAACAAGTTAAGTTAGATGAGCAAATGAAGAAAACTATTTATGAAACTAAAGATTTAATTACAGGTTTAAAACCTAATAAAGCTTTACAGGATAAAGTTTATAAATCTATTAACGATATTGTAGGTAAATCTCCAGATGGTACTTTTGAGAATAAGTTCATGAAAGAACGAAGAGAAAACCCATTAGAATTTGAAATAAGAATGTATCATTTTTATGAACTTACAAATGGATTTAAAGATTTAGGTAAAATTTCAACAACTGCTAAATCGAGCGCAGTTAAAGATTTGGAAAAGATTGCAAGACAAACTAGATTAAAAGATAACGGTACACCATTATGGCAACAAGATTCTAATACGTATGATAATTTTTCTGGACACGTATTAAACATATAATGAAAACAGGTATTTAAAAGTTACGTTAAATATCTGAAATTAACAAGTAACTATAAAAAACAAATAAATAAATATGAGTGCAGGTAAATTTATCATGACCAAATCGCAAGCTTGGTCTGGACTTACTTTAAAAAACCACATCTCTCAATTGTTCGGGTCTCAACCGCAATTAATTTCGCCATTAACCACTGTGTTATTGCAAAATTCAGGAATGAAAAATTTAGATACAACTTTATCTTTATTTCCTGAAAAAATTATAGCTACGGCAGATGATTTTGTATGGAAAGTTGTTGGTTCGGATGAACGTAATATAGGATTGGTTGAAGCTAGATGGAATGGTTCTATTGTTGATGCTAATACAGTAGGTGTAGGTGCAGCCAGAGGTACCTTTGAAATGGTGTTCGCTGAAAAATGGTTTACAAAAATGCATTTGATTGCAGGTAACAGACCTGATACATATCAAATGAGAATTGTTGAAGAACCTTACGAAGAAGGTTCTAATTATGTTTATACTTGTGAAGTATGGGGTGGTCAAGAATCATTACTAGGTATTCCTGGAGATGAGTTTTTACCAGGAAATAGATTCTCTATCGAGGGTGCCCCTGTTGAAGATGAGTTATCAATCCAAGGTGCTGGTATTCAATTTACCTCTCCTTTCTTAATGAGAAATTCTGTTACTTCAATCCGTATGGAACATAAAGTTTCTGGAGCTATGATTGATTGTAAAATTCAACCAGTATATCATGCAGGTATTGAAACAAGAGATCCTAACACTGGTAAAGTACATAGTTCTACAACTTGGATGCAAGAGGTTTACTGGCAGTTTGAAAAAGCTTTATCTCGTATCAAATCTCGTACAATCATGTTTGGTAAAACAAACCGTGATGAAAATGGTAGATTTTTGAATAAAGGTAATGCTAATATTGAAATCAAAGCTGGTTCAGGGATTCGTGAGCAAATGGAAGTTTCTAACACAACTTACTACAATAGATTTTCTATTCGTATATTAGAGGATTTACTATCTGAATTATCAGAAGGTAAATTAGATTGGGGAGAAAGAAAGTTCATGTTGCGTACTGGTGAAAGAGGTGCTGCTCAATTCCATAGAGCTGTAATGGAAGTTGCTTCAGGATGGGCTTCATTGGGTTTTGATAATACAAACACTAGTGCCATTCAAAAAACTACTTCTAAATTCCATAGTAATTCTTATGGAGCAGGTTTCCAATTTACTGAATTTAGAGCACCTAATAACATTCATGTAATGTTAGAGGTTGATCCAATGTATGATGATAAAGTTCGTAACAAAATTCTTCATCCAGATGGAGGAGTTGCTGAATCTTACAGATACGACATTCTTTATATCGGTTCAATGGAAGAGCCTAATATCCAAAAAGTAAAAGTTAGAGGTTCTGATGAATTACGTGGATATATGGCAGGTATCAGAGATCCTTATACAGGTCGTAGAGGTGGTACAATGCAATTAATGGAAGATTCTGCAACAATGACTGCTCTTGTAGAAGGGGTTGGTTCATTAGTTAAAGATGCTAGCCGTACAGCTAGTTTGATTCCAGCAATATTAAACTAATAAAATCAAGCGCAATTTTTACAACTTATCTTGTAAACGCCTCTGTAAATAAGAAAAGGGGGTGACACATCCCCCTTTTTTTTAATAATTAAAAAATAATCTTTCGGAAGAAGATAAATAAATAAGAAGAATGGAAAAAACATTAAAGAATAACTTTACGTTACCAGATGAAGTAGTCGTAGTTAGATATATACATAGAAATAGAGGAATGGCTGCTAATGTTGATAAAAACCATGTAATTTCAGGTGGTTTGCTATCAAAAGCTGTTCGTAAATTTTGCACACCTCTTATGAGGAATGGATCGATTGCTAATATTTTAACAACAGACGAAAAAGAATATTTAGAACATGTTACAGGTTTGAATTTATCTGTATATGGTGATTTTTGGAATACATTTAGAGTTGCTTTACATAAAGAAGATGCTAACAATAGATTTGATCTAAGTAACCCTATGGATTATATATCATATAAAATTTTAGAATCGTTGAAAAACGAAGTGTCTCCTAATTGGGCAAGTCGCAATGTTAAACAAACTTATCAATTTGCAATTTGTAGAGAGAATGAGGAAATGCTAGAATCCAAAGGTAAATATGATGCTAAGAAAGAAGCATTTAAAATGTATGGTAAAATTGAAGATGATAAGGATAAATTACTTAGCGTTCTTAAATTACTTACAAATAAACCTTTATCACCAGAATCTAAATTAGAATGGTTACAACATAAATTAGAGGAATTTATTGATAATGAGCCTTCTAAATTTGTAAGCATAATGAATGATAAAACTCTTTATACAAAGATATTAATTAACGTTGGTATCGATAAAGGTATTATTATAAAAAAATCAAATAAGTATTCAACTATAGATGGTTTAGATCTTTGTAATTCTGGAGAAATTGCAACATTTGATAATGCTGTAGCATATTTGGATAACGTAAAAAATCAAGATGTTAGAAGTTTGATAACTGCTAAAATAGAAAAAATTAAATAATTATGACTAATCAGGAACTGAAGCAAGAATTTTTAATATCTTACAATGCAATTGCAAGTAACTCTGCTCCAGGAATCGATGATTATGAGCTTAGTGTTTATTTGACTCGTGCTCAATTAGAATTAGTTAAAAACTACTACGATCCTTTAAACAATCGTAAACAAAAAGGTTTTGAAGCTACTGAAAAAAGACGTAGAGATTTAAATCAATTAGTCAAAGATTATAAAACATCTACAACAATAACTAATACTTCAAACATTGATTCTGAAGCTAAGTATTATTTATTACCAGATGATTTATTTTTAATAGTTAATGAGAAAGCTAAAATAACTTCTGAAGATTGTTATACTGGTAAAACATTATCTATTAAACCGATATCTTATGATGAGTATAATGTTCAAATTAATAACCCTTTTGAAAAACCAAATTCTTCAAATGCTTGGAGATTAGATTTATCAAACGTAAATGGTGTAAAAGTTGTTGAAATTATATCTCCGTATAATATAACAGGTTCTTTAGAATATCAAATTAGATATGTTAAATACCCAAAACCTATCGTTATTACAAATTTAAATACTGCGTTCCCATTAGACAATTTGACAATTGATGGAATATTTGCAGAAACACCTTGTGAATTAAATACAGAAATTTGTAGGGAAATATTAGATAGAGCGGTGTTACTTGCACTAGCAGACTACAAACCTCAAGGTTTACAAGTAAAGGCTCAAATGAGCCAAACCAATGAATAAATTATTATAAATTAAAACAAATTAAACTATGTTTACACCTTTTCAGGTTGGCGAGATGATGATTGGAAATGCCGTAGCTACAGAAACAACGGTACCTACTTTTATTGCATCAGCATCAGACAAAGAATTAAAAGTATTATCTAAAGATGGTACGAATGTTGCAGCTAAGAAACCTTTCTATGTGTTGCAAAAAGCAGACGGAATTCCTGGAGGATTTGAATTCTCTGATAAAGTAGATCCTAAATATGTAGATAAAGTTACAGTATCGGCTTACTCTCCTGAAGTATTAGGTTCTTATAAGATAGATGGTTTCAACACAGCAGGTGTTGTAGCAGCTAAAAGAACCTATGAAGTCGAAGTTAGGTTGGAGGATCAATTATCCCCTGAAAACTTCACAGTTATTCCAGGATATTACGTAACAGGTCAAATACTAGGTTCCGATACTGCAACAACTGTTAGAGATGGAGTTTTGAAGTCTTTAAATAAAAATTTATCTAATCGTGGATCAGATGAATTCACAGCAGTTGCTGATGGTACAGGTATTTTGATTACTGAAAAAATTCAGGTAAACAAACCTGGTAAAGATACTGGACGTAAATTACAATTTACTGTTAAAGGTAAAGTTTTTGAAAATGTACCTACGAATGGGAATGGTTCAAATCTTGGACTATTAACTACTACTCAAGTAACTGCACCAAAACCTGGTTCAGGAACTGGTAAATGGGTTACTAATGCGGAATATGTTCTTAAAGGATTTAAATATGATCCCGCAAGAGATTATGGTTATCCAGCAAACTTTGATAGTACACCAGTTTATGCTTCTAAAGCAGGTGTGTATAACCTTATACATATTAAACACTATGTACCTAACACATCTGTTGGTGTAGAGCGTCAGTATAAAGTATTAACAATTGCTGTAGATAAAGTAACTGACACATTAGCTAACAATGCTAATACAAATGCAATTCTTACTTCAATTAGAACTGCAGTTGATACCTATGCAACAGTTCCTGCTAACTTACCAGTAGTGTAATAAAATAAATTAAATAACCTAAAAGGCTGATTGTAAACATTAAGATGTACGCAGTCAGCCTTTTTTTTATATAAAAATATGGGATCTGTAAAAATAAATAATTTTGAAATATTAAACGATGGTCAACAGTTAGCGATAGATGTAGAAACTGCAGAAGGAAGTTTGATAACATCTATCCAACTATGGAACAATCTTACTTTTAAAGATTATTCTAAAAGTTTTAATTTAACGTATAAATTAGAACAAATTAACAATAAAGAAGTTTTTCTAGTAAATGCAGAGGAGTTAAATATTAAATCTTTTGACGATATTTGGTTTACTGAAATTACAAGTAATTACGTAAGTTCTCAACCATGTACCACCTGTCAAGATCCTGCATTAGGTATTACATATAATTTACAACCGTATTATAAATGTATGCTGAATTACTTATTGAATTTTAATAAAAGTGTCAAAACTACATCTATAAATACTTATGATAGTAATTTAGTAGTAGTAGTGAATCTATTAATAGATGGTATTCAAAAATCAATAGAGGTTGGTTATTATACACAAGCTATCGAAATGTTAAACGATCTTAAAAAGATTTGTAATATTTCTAAATGTAAAAATTGTGAAACTGTTGCGTGCAGTTCATGTAGTAAATTTACACAACAATAACTAAGTTATGCAACAATTAAATGAAAAATTACATTATTCTACATTAATTAATTCTTTATCTAAAGAGTATAATAAAAATAGAATTGGTAAATCGATGACTCCTGATGATATTTATATACTTGATATTATATACAATTTATTACAAGATTGTTGTATAGATTTAAATAATGATGAAAAGTTACAACTTTTAGAAATGTATAACCATCTTTTATTTAATTCAGATGTAATTTGTAATAATACTTATATTAAAGTTTACCAGACTAGTAAAGGAACCCCTTTTGTTCAGGCTGAGAAAGATGACTGTAACGATACACCCGTATCACCAACATATGTTAAAATATATTATTGGCAGGAAGAATCTCCAACAATCACAATACCTCAAGTTATTACTAAATCGGATAGTGAGTATGTACTTGGTAAGAATAATGAATTTGCATCAGTATTTGATAGTGGTAAAGATATTACTTATGTAAATGTAGGTAGAATTTGTTTTTCAATTATCACTTCAAAATTATCCGACAATTATAAAATTTATGATTATTTAAATAACGATGTTACTGCAGGATTTAATAAATCTTATTTGACAGAAACAAAATCAATTTTATTTGTATCTAATAATATATACGCTAACGGAACTATTAATTTTAAAATTAAACTCACATAAATAACACTATGGATTATAATAATATACCGTTAGGTTTAAAAACACAAACACAAATACCTTTAGATGTAAAAGAATACTCATCAAACGAAGCGACATTATCTGATTTAGGTGCTTTTGACCAACTTGCATATTCTTACACTAAAGGATTGACAGTCTATTGTGTAGAAGAAGGTACTCGATGGGAATGGCGAGAAGTGGAAGTAGGTGAAGAAAATACAGGATTGATTCCAAATGATTTTACATATGTTACAGGGCATACAGCATTTGATATTGATTACTCAGATAAAAAATATAATTTCTTTCAAAACAATATTTCAATTGTACCTGAGGATACCGATATTGTTTTAGTTTTAGAAAACGATGAGACTGTGGGTCAATTTCACAATGGTGATACAGTACAATTAAAAAAAGGTTGGAATTTAGTAGATTATGTAAATTATATTGGTAGAAAATCAATACCTGCTGTTTTTATAGAACCTTCTGCAAATTTAACTGCAGACATTTTACCTAGTAACTCAAGGGAAGTTGGTGAAAATTTAACTATTAATTTTATAGCGAATTACATTCAAAATGATGGGGGTCTTGCTGACACATATAGAATATTAAAAAATACATTTTTACTTGAACCTGATTTTACAACAACAGATACTATTACACTAACTACATCTAATATAAACTACACTGCAGAAATATCGCATTTTGCAGGAACAGGTACAAAGCCAAATAGTTTAGGGGTTCTTGAACCTAACAATATTGGTGCAGGAACTAAAACATCAAACACATTAACATATAAAGGTTATCGTGCAATATTTTACGGCAATAGTTCCACTAAACAAACACTGAGTTCTCAAATAAGAACCTTAACAAAAAGATTAGAAAACGCAGGAAATGTTTTCAATTTAACAACAGGTAACACAAATAGATTTTTTCAGTTTTGGCTACCAACAGGAATAAACTTAACTTCCGTGATAGACTTAGATGCCTTAAATGCAA